AATTTATGAAACTATAAGTGAAACTGGTCAAGTCTCATACAACAATTTTTTACTCGAACTTTCTTCGGGCACTCTGGATATGAAAGCTTCTTATCTCAGATACGTACCAGATCCTAATAAGCCTACATCTTTCAACTTACAGGACGTGGTCGGTTACGAATTAGCAATAGCTAAAAATCCTGGAGTAGGACCCGTATACAGACAACCGGGTCACTATAATATTAAATTTGTGGATCTCTTTAAATTTAAAGACCCTTACATACAAGAAATAGTAGAAAATCTATCTCCTACCGTGTACATGACAAAGGTCTTTGATCTATGTAGATATAAAAATACGCAATTTGACCCAACCTTCCCGTTTTTTGGTCAGATTAGAAACTATTTCTATCATAAAGTAAACTCTACTAATCCGGGCGCAATTCTGGAATTATCGAGCGACACTTCTTTTAGAAGTTTATATCCTCTAATCGGAGAAGTAGCAATAGACAAGAGAAGTAGATTCTACATTTTTAGTTCGGCGTGGGACCCTGGATATTTCACTACATTTTTGACGAAGACGAAAAAAACTTTAGCACCTGGAACTCTTTCCTCTATAGAGAGAAAAAGTTTCTTTGGTTCTAAGTATTTGAAAGTTCCTCAAAGCATCATTATTGATACTCTTGATTCTTCAGAATTTTCATATTCTTATGATGCTGAGAACGGGATCACTATATCAATAGATCTACAGGCTAGATTCACTAGATTCTTCAGAGAAAAGATATACAATTTATTTGTGACATACGTGAATCCTGCATTCACTAACTTTTCACATAGCGATCTCAACCAATTCATAAATTCATACATACAGAAGAATGTAATTCCTTTGTACATGTTGAAAAATGTGAACATATATCTAAAAGAGACAGCAGGATCTACCGATGATTTTAGTTGGATGGCTAAAACTAACCTAGAGAAATCTCAGGGTGGTCTAGTGATCAATAAGAACTTTGGAATCCAAAAACAAAAAGCTGACAACCTAAATTTCGATACAATATATAGAAAGAAGCTAGGGTATTCAATATCAGTAGGAGTCAGCATCAACTTAACAAAGAAATAACATAGATGGCAATCACAATATACGAAATCATTGCATCAGACACCGTCTCTCAATTTGCTGACAAGGTTAATTATAACTTTGATCAGCTCTTGCAGAATGGCGGAGGGCCTGCTGGACCGCAAGGACCACAAGGACCTTTTGGACCGACTGGACCACAAGGGGTTTCTGGACCTCAAGGGGTTAGAGGCTCTAAATGGTTTCAAGGAGGTAGCTACCCTACGAGTGGTGTTAGGACTGGAGATCTTTTCTTAGATCTAGCAGGTTTAGTCTATGAATATAACGGATCGGCTTGGGTTTCTACTGGAATTGACCTTGTAGGAACTGGTACTATTTGGGATGAATTGAACGGTGCTTCTACTAGTATCAGTACTTCTTTGCCTTTTTATCAATTTAGATACGTAAGACCTTCTTACGATCTATCGGTTCTTAGTGCAGGCGTCAGTAACGAACAAGCAATATTAATTGGAGGTGCTCCTTATGGAGCAGCTGCTGATCAAGGTATCGGCGGAACTCCTGGTGATTATGTTTCAGATACATACGCAGCTGATATCACTACTGACAATGCTGCTCTATTCGTTCACGCACCTAAAGAATTAGGAGTAGGTAAGAATATCATTTTATCAAGAGTACAAGGAGACAGTTCTTCTACGTACAATACTGATATAGTTGGAAACATGAGCTACATTAACTTAGATGTAGCAGACGGTATTGAGATTATCGGTCAGAAAAGAGTAACAAATTCTTCTATCTACGGCTCATATCCTAATGGTATCAATATTGCTGCAACTGATGCTCAGACTTATGTAGGAGCTGGTAGAAATATCACTATTCAAACTTTCAATCCAGTTACAGGATACAGTTCTGGTATATTCGGTTCAGATAATAGTGTCGGCAATATTACTATTCATGCACAAGAGTCCACGCTTTCTGGATATGCCGGCGCCGCTCTTACTCTTAAAAAAGGTACCAGTGGTTCTTACGGAGATGCTATCATCGTTTTAGGTAATTCAGATCCAACTTCTCCAGCGCTCGCAGGAGATTCAACAATATTCATGAAGAATGCCGGAACTAGTTCTGATTTCGTATTCTTATCAGGGAGATCTATAGTCACTACTTCAGGTAGAAGTTTTGCTATCAACACACTGGGAACGAGTAATATTTCTCTAGACGTAAAAGGTGGAACACCTAGTTCTCAATTGATATCAATCAAAAGGAATAATTCAGTAGAAGCATTTGGTCTTTCTACTAGCGGTAGATTAACTCAGGCTTTAGCATTTCCAGCAACTGGTGTAAATTCAACAGATGCAACATCTTTAGATTATTACGAAGAAGGTGCTTGGAATCCAGTCTTATCAGTATTCAATCCGAATTCTATTAGCGGTACTTTTGGAACAAGTGGAACAAGTAATTATTCAGTGAAAAAGGCTAGATATACAAGGGTAGGTAATATGATAACTCTTGACGCAGTCTTTAATATCACGATACCAGGATCTTTAGGTTGTCCTGGTAGTCCTGATTTTTATCAATCCGGTCTAATAGTCACAGGCTATCCTTATCAACCAGATATCGAACATTCTACTGTTACTTCTTCGGGGGCTAACATTGAATATGGCATGCCTTTCTACTCGGCAGGAGCTCATAATATCGCAGGAAACTGTTCTACTATTCCTATTGCAGGAACTGTAAAAGCTTCTTTCTATTGTGCAAGTACCAGTGGTTCAGCGATAGCTTTCTATGTCAATGACGTAAATAACGGTTTCGGCGGACCCTATTATAAGACTATGAGAAGATTAAGCTTCATAGATTATCAAGGTTCTACTAACGGTGTTCTTAATTTTTCAGCGACATATCTCATAACAGATACTACTAATGGAAATCCTTGTTCAGCCGCCACTAGTGGAACTGGAGGCACGGGTGGAACTGGAGGTACAGGCGGTACTAGCGGAACTAGCAATGGAACTGGTTTCTCAGTACTTAAACAATCACAGGCTCCCGCTAGTCCTAACTCACTGTATGTAGAAAATACTCCAGATCTAATGACATGGTCTTCAGTTTCTACTCTTACTAGGAGCTTATCAGGTACTAGTGTTTCTACAAGCACTGGGTTGAATGAATCTGCATATTATAGAGCTACTTTGACAAATAACACATTCGGAACTTCTACTGCATTCCAAGGATTCACTTGGTCAGTAAGTAGCAGTGGAACGACAAGTGCTGGTCCTATTGCATCTTCTTATCTCTCTACTGCAGGATCTGGTAATAGTGTAACTTGGTATGCTCCTTCCCCTTGGACTTCAGGTGAAAGTTATATCTGGGAAGGCCGATTTAGTGTTCTACCATCATTCGTAGAAACAGGTAATACTGGCTACTATCCTAATTATAGAATACAAACTTTCCAAGTAGGTTCTGGCGTTGAAGCCGGAAATACTTATTGTCTAACAGTATATAGCGTATCGGTATGTTATACAGCTCAATCAGGTGATACTGCCTACGATGTTGCTATGAACTTGTCAGATAACATAAACAATACGTCTTCAGCAACCTGGAATCAATATGGCTCAGCTCCTACTTGGAGTGCATATTTCCCACCTTCAGCGACACCGCTCGGGGGAGGAGGAATTGAGGTCACTCTAAACTGGGGTAACTCATTCGGAGCAAGCGTAACAGTATAAAACTTTCACCTTTAAATAAAAACTAAATGACACCAGAAGAAAAGAAAAAAGCAAGAGAATTCGTATACACATACAATTCAATGTACTCAAAAATCGATTCAGTTCAGAGAAGAATTGATGATCTGAAAAAAGAAATGGGACACTTGCAGGATGAAATGCTAAAAGTAAGAGATGACGAAAAAAGCTTCATCAATACTCTTAGACTAATATACGGCACAGAAAAGATCAATGCAGATTATCTTCTCGAGTGTCTAAAAGAAGAAGTACTATGATAACATTCAACACAGTTCTAAACTTTGTAAAAGCTCACTTTAAGACAATACTTGCGGTGATCTTCGGACTATTTTTATTCTATTGGATCTTGTTTTTCTTGACTCCAAAAGTTCAAATGGATATTGAATCTAAGAAAAAGATCGATTCATTGAACACTTACGTAAAAGAGATCGAGAGCGAACAAAAAACTCTAGATACTAAGATCGAAGTTTTTGGTCAAGAGATTACTAAAGTCGAGAATAACATAACTAAAATAAAGTCTCAGAAAGAGACAATAAGGGAGATATACCATGAAAAAATTACTTCTGTTAACAGTTATACTGATGTTCAGCTTGACAGCTTTTTCGCAAACCGCTACGGATACAGCAACTACTACCAACGTTAAATGTATCCCGGTTCCTGTTCTTAAGATGATCGTAAAAGATCTGATGATCGGGGATTCTGCAAAAAGTCTATTGAAGCTCACTGAAGCACAATTGAAAGAGACTGAAAATAAAGTTTCTCTTAAAGACAGCGTCATCAATACGATGAAGATCAAAGAAGTCAACTATAACAAGATCATTGACGCAGAAAGGGAAAAATATAAAATTCAAGAAGACTATTCTAAAAGCTTAGAAAAAGCGTTAAGAAGAGAAAAAGTCAAAAATAAATTCACGAAGATAATTTCAGGCGGCCTCTTAGCTGCTGCAGGATTCTTTATCATCGCACACTAACCAATATGACAAGTTCAAGATTCATACCAATTTATGACGGAGCTCTCGTAGAATATGTCTATGCGGACCAAGTGTCTCCATTAACATATTCAACGAGTACTCTTCCGATTGAGATTTTGAAGGATGCGTATACTGATAATAGTTTTCTCTTCAATCCGGGTGCATACAGCAATATTACGGATAACACGAGAAACGTTTCAGCAGTACCCATAGATTCTACTTACAATACATTTGCTTCTTTGACTACATCTAGAAGCATTTCTTACAATGATGTAGATCCTAATCTCACTCCTAGCAATCAAGTATTGCAGACATTTTCTCCGGCCTTGAATGTTGTCTATGATACCGTAAAAATACACTTTGCGGCTGGCTTTAATTTTGATTCTTTTGACGGATTCATATTCCAAGTAAATTATCAAAGAAGAGATTCTGTAAAATCTTCTCTAATGTCTAGAGTCTATTTAAAAACAGATACTCCAAATTTGAATCCTAGACCTTTCATGATAGGTGAAAGACTCTACTCAACTTACATAGAGGTAGCAATACCTGCGTTGAAATATATCGTAGATGCATTTTACGCGAATCCTACTTCTACAAATACCCTGGGTTATAAATTGACAGATGGTAAAGGCTTCATCAAGACCACTACTATTGATATCAACGTATTTGGAATTTATAAGACCACAAAAGAACAAGGGTTTCCGGTCTATGCAGTTAGAAACTTAAATGCTGTTTCTCTCCCACAAACAGATCCTTTCAACTTACTCGTAGCTGTTATTCAACAATCTACAGCAGGAGATTATTTTGAACTCTATGGAGAATATGCAGGGCAAATCTTTGCCAATTTTATGGCAAGCTTAAATTCTCAGCCTAACGGAAACTGGATAGCAGTACATCAGTTAGATATGAAAGAACAGATAGGAACAAACTTTGTCACTACTGCTTCTCAAATGATCACACAGTTGGATGATTATGATCTTCCTACAATATACAGACCGGTGGTAATGAACTCATCGGTAGCAGTAAGTTTTACTATCGATTATATCTTAAGACTTGTAAACCGAGATACTCAAGAGCAAATCATAAGAAATGCTACTCTTACTTCAAGAGACGTTGGGGTCTATGGTAGAAAATTACAAAAAATCTATTTGGGAAAAGTTCCTGAAATAGTCAAAGTCTATAACAAAGTAGTAGACGAGAACAAGACACAAATAGTGATTGGTGGTAATACGGTGAATGTTCAGCAGAACCAGACCGGTCAGGTCGCAGGAACTCCTGTACAAACTCAGGTAGTAATTAACACTGTCTATAGAGATAGATCAACAGTGTTAGCCAAAATATCTCCGGTCACTCTAACAGTAAATCAAAACGCAGGTGGCTAATACAATACAGACGAACACACTTACTACAGTCACTCAGAAGAGCTATACTTATTTAGCTCAATCTACGACACCCAATACGCCGGAATATCTTCCTGGTGATGGGACTTTAGTTGTCCCTGATTTTGACAGTTATGTAATGTTCGATTTTTCTCAGAGATTACCTGATAATTCTCTAATGGAGACAGATCTTTCTGGAGCTGGTCAGATATATCTCACTTTTATTGATGATCAGAGACAGGTTAAGATACCAGCTCTTCAAAATATGGTCAATGTTGATAAGACAATAGGCCAAGCAGTTTTTAAAATATCTGCAGATCAAAGCTCTGCAATATTTCAGTTAAGCAACAGATACTATTTCGTATCTACTGCTGTATCGGTAGGTGCAGCTGTGGTGAACGAGACAGTTTTATATTCAGGTGTTTGGGTAAAATCAAATGAACCTGAGAGAGTAACATACTCTGAAAGATTAAGAATCCTCAATGGCACTCTAAAAGATTCTGATCTTCAAGTGCAGACTTTACAGGCTGCGGTAGATGCTCTAAAACTTAGAAAAACTAATCTGACTGAGCGATCAATTCAGCTATCTGCTATAATAACAGATCTTAAAAATCAGATAGGTTCTTCTTCAGAAGAGATCGCGAATATCGAAGCGAAGATAGAAAAAGAAAAAGAGGTAACTGCGGCTGCAGCCGAAGTCGCAGCAGAAGCAGCAGATGCAGCGAAAAAAGCACAAGAAGAACAAGCAGCCAAAAAATCGAAGAGAAGAAAAGCAAAGATAGTAGAGAACAAACAGTCACTCAGCTTCTGGGAGAAATTAAGAGGGCTCTTTAAAAATCCTCTATCAGGCATAGTTGCAGTATTGAATCCTATTGCCGGTCTTGCTATGGCAGCAGTACAGGGCAAATATAAAGTCAGCTACACTTTAGAACTTGAAGATACGAAAGAGAAAGTAAATGTAAAGAGATTTGCTTACATCTATTCTGACACTTCAAGCGTTAACAATTCAAGTGGTAACAATTCTTATATTGATGATTCTTGGTTCTCTATAAAAGACAGTGAAGGTGGAAGGCCGACTGCAGGCAAAGTCACAATACTCGCTTTGGTCGATAAGAGATTAGATCAATTTGATTCTAAAGATCAATTTAAAACGATGGTCGGAACAGATCCAGTAGTCGAACCGGCAGTTGCTTATAATGACAGTAATAAGAGCGCAGCAGCTTTCTATTTAGGAGGCTCTGATTACTATTACTACAAATATGTAACTTTTGCTAGAGACGTAGATCCACAGAAAAAAATAACCGAGCTAATCGGAGAAGTAGAACTATAATATGAATCAGATACTAGTCAGTCCTTTTGATAATTTCTTTCTATTTACGATAGAATCCCAGATGAATGGGATGACTGTCGCGACTGATCTATCAATCTACAGAGAAGCGTATCTGACTTTTAAAGACAGCGAAGATTACGCGGTGAGAGTAAAATCTTCTCCTCTATTCGGAGTAGATTCTGCTAAGCAGGGACAGCTTCCTTTTACAGTTCTATCTTACGATGCCCAACAGGCTAGAAAGATAAAACAGAAATCTTTTCTCATATCAGTCATCAGAGATTATCCGGATGGAACTTCAGACGAGACGGTAATCTATTCAGGAACCTGGGACCTATTTGAAAAGAGTGCAGAACTCGATTATAATGCTCTTTCAGTAGGCGTTGAACAGAAGATCAAAGATGACACTGCTAAAATAGCTTCTCTCACAGCTGAAAAGGTGACATTAGAAGCTGACATTGCGGCTTTAGAAGCCGAAGTCGCATCTAAAGAATCTGAAAAATCTTCTCTAGAAACTACCCTGAACGCAAATTTAGCAAAACTCTCTTCTCTAAAAACTAGCGGTAGAACTATTGATGGGCTTGCTAAACCAGGTCAAGGTCAACAGACTGCAGATAGCCCGGCTAGTGATGTAGTAGAAACAGCAGCAAAAGGAAATATAGTTCCTGTTGTCCCAGTGACTAACGGTAGAACTCCTACTGAGGTCATGGCTTTAAAGAGAAGAGGTGTCTATAAAGGCATGATAATCAACGAATCAACTAATACTAATTTCAAATAATGTTACAGAGCGCAAAGAGCAATCAGTTTAGGTTCAACTTCCCGAGGGCTTTCATTCCTCAGGTTATATCTGATAAGTACTCCAGATACATGAACAGAATTCCAGGGAATATCATCAGTGATCCGTTGGAGCTGATCAATTACTCTGTGCAGTCAGTAACACTACCGGGATTTGCATTCGATCCTGTACAACAAGTCGATAACCCTGGTACTAAGAGACAATATAGATCTTCTCTTCCTACTACTGAACTTTTCGCAAAAGAGCTCAGAATAGGCATGCAACTATTCGATGGTTATTTCAACTATTGGTTAATGTATGAGATTTTCCAATACTATTACGACTTTCAAGAAAAAGGACCTTATCTACCAGACGGTTTCAGACTACAAATGATTGACGGAGAAGGTAACATCTTGGTCACTATTAATTTGGACAGAGTGATCTTCCAATCGGTACCAGATCTTAACTTGAATTTCTCGACAAATACTCCGGACTTCAAGACTTTTGAAGTGATCTTCGTTTATAATAACCTCAAGATCAACCTAGAATTTCAGTAAATATATAGAATATGAAAAAAGACATGCAGACCTTTAATGAGTTCATCGGTGAAAAAGAGGACATTGCAGACTTCGAAGCGATAATGAACGAATCTTTCGATCAGAATGCTATCGATGAAGCAGTAGAAGCTTTCATCAAAAAAGCAAAAGAAGAAGGTTATACCCTAGAACAATTGCAAGAAGAGCTCGCTAACGAAGGATTCATCGGATCTATTTTAGGAGGTCTCACTGGCTTTGCTCTAGGCCAATCAGTTGGTAAAATCGTAGCAAACGCGCTAGGAGTCGAAAAAGGACTCTTATACGATCTGTTCACGAGTAGATTGATCGGAGCTGCTATCGGATATCACTTAGGAAAAAGAATATAAAAACAAAACATAAAATGAAGAAACACGTTAAACTCTTCGAAGAGTACATGGACAGCAAAGAAGAATCAATGATCGTAGAATCGTTAGCTTCTCCTATACTTTCTGGCATTCTTAATTTGAGATATGCAGACAATGATCTTTTCAAGTATTTTTACAACACTGCAAAGATCCAATTGGATAAAGTTCAAGACAGTGATATTATCACAACTACTCCTAATGAAGCTTATAGATGGAAAGGCAACGGGCTTGTTTTCTACGTTAGCACTAGAGAAAAGGAAAACCCTTATACACCAGAAAAAGCAGGATGGGACTATTCTAGAGTTGCTATCATCCCAGCTAATACGCTTTTGGCTATTGCTTCAGGTGATAACAAATTCATGGGAACCAACTGGACTAAATGGGGTGGAAAGACTTTAAGCAAGTTGGATAAAGTTACCCAATACAACAGTGGAGTCGGTATTAAAAAACCAGGATCTGGTTGGGACGCAACTGGTCTTTTCAGCGTGAAGAGAATAGCAGAAGTTGCAGATGTTGCTTATATCGTCGATCTAGATGCACTAAGAGCTACTTACAGTACAACTGGTATTAGATCAGAAAGAAGCACAGCTAGAAGCGGCGCAACTGCGATGATCAGTGATAAAGATTTCAAGCAACAGAACATGACTAGATACAAAGAGATCTTAGCTACTAGATACGAGAACGATGGTATCGATCAAGAAGTACAAAGAGCTATTGAAAATGCTACATCATTGATAACAGCAGGCATTAGAAAAATGGACACTAACGGTTACGGTGAAATAAGCTTCGGTAAAGGTAAAAGAGGTAATGACATTCGTATGTCGGACATTTCTAACTGGATGAGCAATCTAATGAACGATTACGAAAGATACGTAAGATACTCAAACGATTCACACGGGAATGACTATTACGCAAAAGAGAAAAAGTCTTATGCTCTTTCTATCAAAGAAAAGATTGAAAAGTTCAAAAAGAACGATATCGGTTGGTAATTTAAACTAATATAGAGATGAAACACTTAAAACTATTCAATAGCTTCCTTAACGAAGATCTCGAAGAATCTCAAATTTCAAAAGAGATGGTAAAGAAGTTACCAGAAGTAACCCAGAAGAGACTGGCTCAGAACATAAAAGGTAATTCTTCATTGAGCAAGATAAATGAAGATTGGGGAAGCTCAGATCAAGGGATAATGAACAAGGCTATCCATAAAGATATGGGTAACCCTTCTAAATTTCCTTCTCCTTTCGATGATAAATTGAGATCAGCTGCAGCAGACGCAGTAGATTTCTGGTGGGACGAATGGCCAGAATATAAGAGAGACAGAGAAGGTCTAATCGACAATGCTATCAGAGCTTATTACAGAGCTTACTTCCCTAAAGAATTCGCAGGCTTCACTAAGATGTTCAACGAATCTGTAGTGAACGAACAGACTCTAATTTTCGATATCTTAGGTCCAGATCTTCAAGGCGTAGGTGATAGCATCAAAGATCTCTTACAGAAGACAACAGATCAAAAATGGATCGCGGCTCTTAAAGGGATTCAAACAGCTTGGAATAACTTAGAAGACAAGATCTCTAAAGCTGATCAGAAATTAGGAGTCATCACTGAAGGAGTAGTTTCCATCAAAGGTGGCCGAATCCTGGCTAACAAAGTTCTCAATAAGCTTGTTGATATGGATGTTATTCCAGCCAAAAAGAAGACGACTGATTTGATCGAAGCTCTTGCATCTCTACTCGCAACTGCATCATTGGATGAATCTCTAGTTAATGAAGACTATTCAAAATTATCATTAAGAGAAAGACAATTATCAGGTGAATTATCACAGGTAATTTTTTCATACAAAAACTTAAAGAAAGAAGAAAAGTTAAATGCATTAAATAGTTTAATCTCAAGAGTAGAATCAGGAGATTTATCTGAATCTAAAATTGATGAAGCTATGGTACAAGTTGCAGGTAAAAACAAGCCATCTGGAGCTCAAGTACTTGCTATGGTGATAGTCGATCACTTGATGGAAAGAGACTTTTTGAAGCCAGGTGCAGATAGAATTAAAAAAGAACTCGTAAGAGATCTTCAGAAATTAATCATGGACAGCACATTCTAAAAATCATAATTATGAAACACATAAAATTATTCGAAGACTTCGTAAACGAAGCTCTCTCTTCTAAGAAACCTAACGAAGTTACAACTATTGAATTGGATATGGATTGGGATGATTCCGATCCAGAAGAAGATAAAGCAGCAAAAGCAGCTTTCAAGAAATTTAATCTTAAAGTAAAAGAGATTAGCATAAAGAGCATTCGATCTCAAATTGCCTATGCATCTCATGAAATGACTGGTAAGAAAAAAGACATTCTTGCATATTTACAAAGTGAGTTCTACGAAATGGACGCTGATACTATCAAAGAATACTACCCTGAACTCTTAGAAGGAAACAATATTATTCACGCGATGATCGCACAAGAAGCTTAATCACTCTTAACACTTAACATTTTGCACATAGGCATAGACTTTTCAATCAATAGCCCTGGTATCTGTATCAGGGCTAATTCACTTTCTTTCATAGGGTTCTATAACACGGAAGGAAAGAATTTCAAAAAAGGAGATCCAAGAGATTTCAAAATTCACAGAGAGATCTCAGCTCTCGAGGGAGTCTCAATACTCAATTTTAATAGAAGGAAGAAACATGAAGACTATTGTATCGATCAAGCTCAAAAGATTGAAGACAGTCACACACTAGCGACACTCATTTCATCTCAGATTCCAGAAGGAGCTCCGATCGGTTTAGAGGGATATAGCTACGGTTCTAAAGGGAACTCTTTTATTGATCTCATCGCATTCAATTCAGTTCTCAGAAACAGACTTTGGGTTGATGGGCACTCTGTCTCGGTCTTTACGCCTTCTCAGGTGAAGACTTGCGCTGGGAAAGGGAATTTAAACAAGCAGGGGATGTTTCTCGCTTTTGTCGAGAACAAGACAGACGATGAGCTCTTGACTGGAAATGCGTTCTGGAAATATTGTGTTGAGAATCGGGATTTTGCTTCAGGAGAGATACCGAAGCCGATAGACGATCTAGTAGATGCTTACTGGATCAGCCGAGTGGTCTCACGCTTGAAGTCTTAGAGTCTTAGTTCACCAACGGCTCCAGTAACCTTTATATTGTGCTGCGCGACTTTGTTTCAAAAATCTCGGATTTCTCTGAATTTTTTTTGATAATTTTTTCGTATGCTTCTTGATAGACATCAAGAGGGACATAATTGCTGATCTTTTGCATAGCGTTTAATGCTTCTTCTCTCACCTCGTCGATGATACCTTTAGTGTAGCACTCTATCAAAAGTTCTTCTAGCAATTCAGAATTAGATATGCTCATAACGTATGAATTTTTCTCTATATAACGCGTTGAACGCTTTGTTTCGACGATATTTCACAAAAAGATTCAAACATTTTACTAACAATCTGAAACTTACTCATCTTTTTCAATATATAGACTAAGTAATTTTAAAATGGCAATCAACTGGCATCAAATGGCAACCCCGGGAAAAACCAAAGAGATATCAGGCGAGAAGCTCATTAAGAGTTACGAAATCAATTTAAAAACTAAAAGGCAATTAAAATGGCAAAAGAATTTGACATCTTCAACCTCAGCGTCGATGACATCGACAGCTACAAAAGATCAGAAAGCAAAGGCAGTGATCTTTACAAACCAACCGCAGACCAAGGCAAAGACGGGGTCTACACTTCTCTAGTAAGATTCGTACCGAATCCGAAAAATCCACAAAAATCTATCGTTCGCAAATTCGTCTACTGGTTAGAAGACGGAGAAGGAAAAGGAGCGTACTACGATTCCCCATCGACTGTCGGTGAGAAATGTCCAGTACAAGACTTATTCTTCAAACTCAGAAACAGTGAATCTGCAGTCGACAAGAAAATGGCGGAAAAACTAAAACGAAGAGAGATCTATTACTCTCTGGTACAAATTCTCAAAGATCCACAAAATCCTGAAATGGAAGGATCGGTAAAAGTATTCAAATACGGTTATCAGATCAAACAAAAGATCGATGAAGAGTTGAACCCACAATTCGATGAACCTTGTCAAGTATTCGACCTTTTCGAAGGAAAGAATTTTGAATTAAAGGTTACTAAGAGTGCAGGTTACAACAGTTTCACGGCTTCTAAGTTTCAAGGAAAGAGAACTCCTTTTAACATCGAAGGTTCATTCATGCAGAATACCGGTGATGATAGAAAGAAGATCATGGAATATCTAAAAGAGGTACCTGAACTCGATTCTTTCGATTTCAAACCTTGGGATGATTCAACCAGAGCATCGGTAGAAAGAATCCTTGATAACTATCGTTCTCCAGGATCTGCAATTGGTAACATCAGCAAAGGAAGCAGAAAAGAAGAGACTTACTCTACTATTGATGATTTCAATTTTGGTGATGATGCTCCAAAACAACCACCAGTTAAAAAGGAAGCTCCTAAAGCTAAGGTAGAAGAAGAAGCTACTGAGGAAGACGGAGACGACTTAAATGATTTCTTAAAAGGTCTAGACATCTAATATGCAACTAACTGACAACATAAAGTCAGAGATTGCAGATAGAGTCCAATCTATCCTTCAGAGGAACCACAAATCTTCTGAAAAAGCTAGATTGAAACAGATGCATCAAAGATTGAACTTTGCATGTCCTTATTGCGGAGATTCAACCGATGATGACAGAAAAAAGAGGGGCAATCTCTATTGGGAGAGCCTCTCTTTTCACTGTTTCAATTGTGGTAAACACAGAGATGCAGATTCTTTTCTTAGAGATTTTGAAGAAGGTTTTGAAGGAGAGATGAGGATAGAGCTCGTAAAACTCGTAAGAGAGAGAAAGAAGTATGAAGTCGCACAAGGGACTATTAAATTTGATCTCTTCTTGCAAATAGACAATCTCTCGATACCAAAGGAAGAAATATTCAACTCTCTAAATGTCTATCCGATAAACGAAAGGACCCGGAGAGCACATGCATACCTAAGAAGCAGGATGTTAATTGGTAACGCAGAACGTTTTGGATTTGATCCAAGAAAAAACATGCTCTATGTTTTCAATTTAGATACTTCAGGTGAAAGAGTCATCGGTTACCAGGTTCGTAATCTCGGTGACGGAGATGCAAAATATCTAAGTTATAACATAGAAAGAATGTACAAGAGACTGAACAAGACTCTTGAACTACCTCCAGATAAAATGGATTCTCTTAATAAAATCTCGATGCTGTTTGGAATTCTCCATCTAGATTTTGCCAGAGATTTCACCGTATTTGAAGGACCTATAGATGCAATGTTCATGAAAAATTCAATAGGTCTAACAGGAGTAAAAAAGAACATTGACGATTTTGACGAATTAGATTCAGTCAGATACTTCTTCGATAATGATTACGAAGGTAAAAAGAAAATCATGGAAAAGATGAAGCTAGGAAAGAGAGGCTTCATGTGGAAGAAATACATAGCTGATAATAGGCTAACCCGACATAAGATAAAAGATCTAAACGATCTGGTCAAGGTCGGCTACAAAGAAGGAAACATATCGATCATCAACAATATAAATCTATATTTTAGTGATAACCCCAGAGACATAATTTATGTTTAAAGAAATAGAAGTAATGGACGAACTCGATAAATTTTTTGAAGATGACGAAAAAAGCAAGAAGCGTTACAAGATGCTTCTCAGACTTGGTCTCACTGCAGAATATCGAGGAAAGGAGATCAAGATGGGTGAAGTTAAAAAGAAAGAGATAAAGAAAAAAACAATCAAAATACACCGAAAGGGCAAAGACAACGATAACATATTCTAATGAGCGAAACAAAAACAGCTGAAGAAAAAATACAAGATCTCGATGACAAGTTAATAGCTGATAGAGAGAAATGGTCAGGCCGGATTTTAGAACTGATTAAAGGACTAAAGCCGATGGACCAACTCGTTGATTCCCAAGTGAATATGCTTTCTTATCGTCACATGTTGGTAGATCATATCACTGAAATACAGGGTTTGATCTATAAGAAGAAATCGATGTACGAAGTAAAATACAAAGAGAAATACATAGAATATAGCACCACAGGAAATTTAAAACTAAATGGAGGAGAAAAAGACAGATTCGTAAAGGCTGATCTCACGCCTATTCAAAGACAGATATCTCTCCTCGAGTCTCATCTTGATTTTTATCGGGAATGTATCAGAACACTGGATAATTCAGCGTTCGCAATTAGAAACCGTATAAAACTCGCAGAAGATGATTTTTAAAAAAAGAATAGCTAAATGGAACTAAGACTATCAGAAGATAGAAAGTTTTTAATTATAGATGAGTGTACAGAGCTCGAATACGAGCAGATGAGACTTTCATTGACGAAAAGAATCGAAGGATGGAGATTTCATCCCTTGGTAAAAAAGCGTCTCTGGGACGGTTACATCTCATACATTAAAGGGAATAAGATCCCTTCAGGACTTTGGAAAGAAGTTCTAGACATTGGTCAAGAATATGGATTTGAGATAAAAATGTCTGGGATAAAAAAGATCTTCGATGAAGATATTAAAGAAGAGGCTTTCACTAAATGGGCTGAAGAATTCTTTGCAAAGCATCCTAAATTCCAACCTAGAGATTATCAGATACAAGCAGCTTTTAGAATTTTGAAATATCGTAGATGCTTAGCTGAATTAGCTACATCTGCAGGTAAGACCCTCATCAGTTTTATGGTGATTGCTTATCTGATTGAAGTTTTGAAGAAGAAAAGAATTCTCTTCATTGTACCTAACGTATCTCTTGTACTCCAAGCGACTGAAGATTTTGATGAGTACAATCTTAAAGATAGAATACCTCTTAAAGTCCAACAGATATATGCTGGAGCCAAGATCAAGAAGAGCTCTAATATTGTAGTAGGTACTTATCAATCTCTGGTAAAAAAGCCAGCCGAATATTACGAAGAATTCGATGTGGTGATGGTTGATGAAACCCACAAAGCAAAATCGTTATCGATTAGAACAATACTCGATCAGTGTTGGCACTGTGATTATAGATTCGGTCTATCAGGTACAATCCCTAAGAAAGGAACTATTGATAGGCTTACTCTCATGGCATGTACTGGACCTCTTATTACTAATGTCAGTGCAGCATTCTTGCAGGAACAGGGCCACGTTTCTCCTTGTAAAGTTCTCATATTAGAGATGGACTACGCAACTGAAGAACAAAAAGAGAGCTTCTATTTCCTATCAAAATCTCCAGAAGATAGAAAGAACTTGTTTAACTTAGAACAGAACTTTATTATTTCTTCTGAAAAGAGAAAGAATTTCATACTCGATGTTATCGGTAAAACTAATCACAACAGTCTAGTACTTTTCTATCGAATAGAACAAGGAGAAGCTCTCTACAATGCATTGAGACAGATACCAGGAAAAGAAGTCTATTACGTAGATGGAGGTACTGATAAAGACTTTAGAGAGGTCTATAAGAAAAAGATGGAGAAGAACGACAACGTGATACTTGTAGCAAGTTACGGTACATTCTCGACAGGTATCAGCGTCAAGAGAATACACAATATCTTCTTAACAGAGAGTTTTAAATCAGAAGTCATCATTCGTCAGTCTATCGGTCGTGGTTTGAGAAAGCACGAGAGCAAAAATATGCTCAATATTGTAGATTTTGTGGATGACATGAGATACACTGGTGATGGTAGAGTTTATAAGAACTATCTCTACCGCCACGGCGAAGCTAGACGGGAGATCTACACCGAGCAAAAATTCCCATACAGCATAAAAAATGTAAAGTTCTAAAGATATATAGATCAAATTGTCAAAATTAAAATAAAGAGACATGCAACCAATTCAGAAATTCTCAGACTTTCAGTCAAAGAAAACAGAAGCAGCTCAAGCTATAAAAGAAGCTGATCTTCAAAAAGAGTACGGAGAAGTATTCACATCACTACTTAAAAAATACGGAGTAAATTCTCCAGCAGATTTAGACGACGCTAAGAAGAAAGAATTCTTCGACGAACTCGGTAATTATTACACTGCAGGTGAAGGCCAAACCGACAAAGGCGAAGAACTCGTTAAGAAAGAAGGCGGCGAAGCTCCTGTAAAAGAGGAAGAAGGCGAAGGCGAAGAAGAAAAAGAAGAAGAAGAAATCGTCGGTAGCATTGCTTCTAGCGTAGGCGAAGAAGAAGAAAAAGAGGAGGAAGAAGCTCCGGCTGAAGAAGCTCCGGCTGAAGAAGCTCCGGCTGAAGAAGCTCCGGCACATGCAGAGCCAGATGCCGATAATGCAGGCGGTCCTAGCGATCACGATGCTGATAACGCAGAAGAAGACAAAGAAAAAGAAGACGAAGTAGCTGAAGACGCTGCTGAGGATATCGAAAAAGAAAAAGTAGCTCAAGGAGAACCTGAAACTGCTAAAGGTGAAGTACCTAAGCAAGAAGATGAAGTTGCTCCAGCTGCAGACGCTAAAGAAGATCCAGAAGCTGGTAAAGCTGCAGAACTTGCACCAGATGAAGATACTGCAAAAGACATCGAAAAAGAAAAAGTAGATTCAGGCAAACCTGAAAAGGTTGTAATGGATTTCGATTCTTTTGTAAAGTCTAACTTTGGACCTAAGAACTAAACGAAACATTTAACAGAATAATTACTAAAAAGGGAAAGCTATAAAAAGCTTTCCCTTTCTTTTTATGTTAAACACAGATCTCAACAAACGAAAACTTAAGTACGACTTTCTCAAAGATGGGTTTGTCATCATAGATAATTTCTTACAGCAAGAACATGCTGATAGAATCTTCAACCATTTCGATCATGAAATGCCACAATGGTGGTGGTCAGTAAGCACTAGACCCGCTCCAGATGGAGAGAACAGGATGGACAACTGTTATTATAAAGACGAGAACGCAGATATCATCTCTAAAAAAGAAGCTGCTGCTAAAGAAGCTTTTTCTAGATCTCAGTTTTCATATATCTTTAGAAGAACTCTTGACGATCATATTGACGGTTGCAACTGTGTAGAATGCCAGTTGAGAAATTATCTAACCACACCTGAAGTCCATAAATTTATCGGCTCTATTACAGACATACCAGTTTCTCGTAGTTTTGAGCTCTTTGCTTCTTGGTATAAAGAGGGAGACTTCCTCTCAATGCACAGCGATGGAGATAACGGACAATTAGGATTTGTCTACAACATCAGTAAAAATTGGCGTCCAGAATGGGGAGGGATGCTGCATTTCTTGAGACCTGGAGATTCAAATTACGTAGAGAAAGTTGTCTCCCCACGCTATAATGCTCTCGTTCTTTTTGATCTATCGACAACTGCTGGAGCAGACCATTTCGTTTCTCATGTAAACACTTCACAAGCTAAAAGACTTTCTTTCACAGGTTGGTTCAGTTAGTATCTCGTTTGATCGAAGATTACTATATTTGACTATGATGCTACAAGAGATATACAAGTCTGAACCCTGGAAAATGTTGATCGGCTGTATACTTTTAAATCAAACTACCAGAACTCAAGTTGATAAAGTCAGAAGTGAACTCTTTGAGAGATGGCCTGATCCTCTAGAAATGGGGAGCGCTGACCCTCTTTCCCTGGCTGAAGTGATCAGACCGCTAGGACTCTATAATAGGAGGGCAAAAACCCTGATAAAATTCAGTCGGGACTGGACAGATAAAGATTGGAAAGAACCAATCGAATTGCACGGAATCGGCAAATACGCACAAGACTCTTGGGAAATCTTCCAGAAAAATAACTTTGACGTGGTACCAACAGACAAAGAACTCATCGGCTACCTCAGGAACATGAATAAATAAGAAATATGATTAGCAACATACCAGAATTGGACAAACTGTATCGTGAAAGAGGTGAGAGTTTTCTCAGAGATCTCTTCGATTCTTATGTCATTATCTCTGAAAAGATAAATGCTTCAGATTTCTATGTCACTAGAAAAGGAAATTCATTACTATATTTCAAAAAAGGTGAAGAGAGCATCAATCTAATCGATAGGACTCTGGCTCTTTTCTATGAGAAAGGAATTAGACATTTTGAGAATCTTTCGAATGAGGAGAAAGCACAGATACCAGAAGACTGGTATTTTGGATTTGATTATTTCCCTGGAGAGACTTCAATTTATGGAAAAGTTCCTCAGTCAGGACTCATCCTCAGTAGGATCTTAATAAAAGCTCCTCAGACTATTAGAACAGTAAAAACAATAGAAGACCCTAGGGTAATTTCAGAATGGGCACATAAATTAAAGACTCAAGAAAATCCTCCACTCTTCGCAGGTAAATTAGACGAAGAAAGAAGACAGAAGTTGATCGAATTTTTATCGACTCCTAAAGATCAACTAGAAGAGATCTTAGGCACTGATTCTTTTTTCAAATATCTTTTTAGTATACTAGACCCTAAAGGCTATTATTTGTATAGACCTCTTCTCTCAGGAGATGATGCCGCTGTTTTTGATTCTATCATTTTCAAATTTGTGAAGCCAGGTGGAGACAGAATAGTAACGGCTAAAGTCGTAGACCCTTATATGCATTCTCTATATACAAAAGAGAAGAGCAAGAAAGGAACTGTCGATTCAGTTTCAATACTTTTATTAGACATTTTAGAATTTTTAGAGACGAACAGTCTTAGACCAGAAATGGCAATAGGAGAATTTCCCGATGAGAAATACTTGAATCTCATCTGTTCTCTCTACAACGATTATATGGTAAAGAAAGAACCGGATCTTCAAGGTTTGGATTTCGAGACTCGTGATTTTGCAAAAGCAGTAGAACATTCTCTAAATATAGATCTCATACCAAATGAAAAGACTAAAGAGATCGTTTCCAGATCTAAGAACAATGAGAAGATCTTCCAGATCATGCTCAACTGTCTTCGTAGAAAGAGAGACCCAGAAAGAACCAATGATATTCTCACGCCGCTAGTCATTAAAGATTTCAACAAGTTGATAGATAAAATCAAGGAGATATCTGAAAAGAAAGAGACTTCAGAGTTCAAGACATTCGGAGACTATCTCAACAACAAAAAGGTTCTTGAGAATCTTTTCATAGAAGAGAAACCTCTAGAAACCCTAATACCAGAAGAAGTAAAAATAAAACTATAGATGAAGCACATCAAACTATTCGAACAATTCATCAACGTAAATGAAGGCTTTAAGAATACTAAGGATTTTGAAAAATTCTTAGAAGAGATTGACGGGATGGGAGAATCTCAAATCAAAAAAATCATGGGTAAAGATTATATCGATACTCCTGGATTCTATGAAGATGAAAAAGAAGACTACGATGGTATTGTAGATTTCATGACATCTAATATGGGTAAATCTGATTTTGAGAAATTAAAGAAATATTGGGAAACTCACGTATCAGAATCTCTTAACGAAGCCCGTATAGCTATCAAACATGTGTATAGCAATGCACCGGTTAGAAATAAAGTTCTCGAACTCTTGAAAAATGGCAGAATTAGTGAATCTGATTTCATGGATGCTGTAGCAAAAGCAGGAGCTCCTGGAAAATGGATTCAAAGAAACAGTCATTATTTTAAGATCGAAGAAGAGGATGGAGTTAAATTCTATTCTCTTTCTAAGAGCGGATCTATCGTCTCTCAAGCGATGAATGAGAGCGAAAACTTTTCAAGAGAGCTCGTAGAAATCTACGAAGAATTCGGAGTCGAAGAGAGCCTCATCGTAGATCCTCTCGATATTACTAAAGATGTTTTCTATGTTAATATCAACGGAACTACTTACGGTTACGGCCCTAAGAGTGGTGATGTTGAAGAACTAGCTAAAAGCTTCAAAGGAATGTTAAAGTATTCTGCAGGTAAAGCTCTCGCATGGTTGAAAAGAAATGCAGATCTAGTATCAGGTAGTAAAAAAGCAGTTAATTAATATGCCAAGCACTTCAAAATCACAACAAAGACTTATGGCTCAAGCTTATGCTCTTAAAAAAGGAGACATAGATGCAGGAGACCTGAACCCAGATTATAGAAAAGAAATAGAAGACGTTGCACAGGGTATGACCCAACAACAGTTGAAAGATTTTGCTTCTACTAAACATAAAGGATTGCCCGAAAGAGTAAAGAAAACTAACGAAGACGCGATGGCATCCCCGGCTAACGTCAACGGTATGGGCCCTATAGCTTTCCCTGGTGACCCAGGAACTTCTGCGAAATTTCCTAGTCAGAAAGCTGGATCTGGAGATATTCCAGCATCCTCTGCTCTAACCAAAAATAAAAAGAAGAAGAAAGTGGTATTAGTTAAAATGTTCGAAGAGTTCCTTTTTGAAGCTTTCATCGAAGATCCTGCTATCAAGAATAGCATCGGTGATTTCTATGAACTTCAAAATGAGATCAAGAAGCTCGAAGCTGAACTCGAAGAAAAGAAATTAGCTTTCAAACAATTTGAAGGTGACATCAAACCGATGATTGACGGAATGAAAGAAGTTGGAGATAAACTTGCTCAGACTGAAGAGTATGTGATCAAGATATCTCGTTTCGGTGGAGAAAGAAAAGATGCTTCTTATAAAACAGCTTTCGAAAACGCACTTAGTAAAGTGAACGCAGCCACGAAGAGAGTTCTTGAAGAAGCTTTAGAAGCGAGCAAGAAAGTAACTCAAGTAAAGCACAGCTTTTCAATAGACACGATAGTAGCAGAAGCTTCTATTTTCGATAAGATCAAAGGCGCTATCAAATCTGCGATCTCTAAATTACTTGGTATCTTCAAGAAAGAGACTAAGACTATTGATGATGCTAATGGCGATCTCAAAAAATTGGCAAAATAATGAAACGCATCAAATCTATTATTCAATACATTCGTGAAAATTTCACGTTTAAACATTATGAATATTAAAATCCCCGCTACGGTCTCAGTATCATAGCTCTGTTCCTACTGGGAACCTTTTTAAGAGGACTTCAAAAGAGTCCTCTTTTTCTTTGAAACAACTTAACTTCGTTCTCTATAATTTATGTAAAGAAAAATATAGATGGCAAATATAGACAACAGCTGCTCACAATTAGAAATTGAAGATTTGTACAGCCAATCAAAAGACACCCTTGGGGACATTCTTAATCTACAGACAGATACACAGAAAAATGTGTACGGTTATGATTTTGAAGGAATGTCACTAAGAGAAGTGATGAATTTTTGGCACATGAATACTCATGCAATGATTGATGAGATTCACGAAGCTACTGACGCATTAGGCGGAATCAAAGACGGTTCAGGCAATGCAATTTGGAAGAGATGGAAAAAAGACTATCCATCTTTTGCTGATAAGAAATTTTCAGACTTATCAGAATCTGATCAACTAGAATGCAAGTTTGAAATAGTGGACATGCTTCACTTCTTTATGAACTATGCGACTTCTATCGGAATGACTTCTCAAGAAATGTACAACATGTACATGAGCAAGAACAAAGAGAATAGAGAGAGACAAAAGAGAGGATATTAAGAGAAACATTTTGAGGACGAGAGATAAAATAAAGATATGCTACTTGACGTACAACAGAGAGGGACGAACCTCACCATTTCGTATTATGATAAAGACGGAGTCACTAATTACAAGCAATACAAAATAGCCCAAGTTGCAAACTGGGAAGTATGCGAAGAAAAGGACAAGAATAAATCAGATCAATTTCGCAACTGGGATGGAAGATCTGTAAAGAGAGCAGCATCAAAAAGCTTAGACAAATATTCTCTCATCCAATTTATAGATGAACTTTCTTTCGAAGAGACCGAAGAGATCTTCGGTTATAATTTACCAAAGACTTATTTTGTCGATATAGAGGTTGAAGTTAAAGACGGATTTCCAGAAGCTGAAAGAGCGGATACTCCGGTTACTACTATCGCAATTGTAACTCCTAATGCACAAGCCATCGTATTAGCAACAGGAGATCTTCCACAAGATCAACAGCAGAAAATACAAAATGATGTAGATGAATACTTCAAAGAAAAAGGAGTAAGATTCAGTTTTGTTTATAAGAAATTTGATTCTGAATACGATCTTCTCTATACTTTCTTTAAGTCTTTCATGTCTAAGTTTCCGATGGTGACTGGATGGAACTTTATCAATTTTGACTGGAAGTATCTGGTCAATAGAGCATCTAAGTTAGCAATAGATCCAGCGATTGCAAGTCCAGTCGGAGAACTCTGGGGAAAAGAGAATCTTCCTCTCCATGTTGGAATGATGGACTATCTAGAACTCTATAGAAAATGGGACCGTTCAGATTTCATCAAAGAGAATTTTACTCTAGATTCTACAGCCGAAGCGGTAGTAGGACTTAAGAAGATCAAGTATAACGGTACAATTCAAGATTTGTACGAGAAAGAATACACAAAATACGTTTATTATAATGTGGTCGATACTTGTCTTGTATATCTCATCCATCAGAAGTTGAGGACTATGGATATCGCATTGACGATAGCTACAATGTGTCGAATAGGAATCTACAAAGCAGCAAGTCCGGTCTCAGTGACTGAAGCTATGATCTGTAGAAAGTTTCTAGCTCAGAATAAAGTAATGGCGAGAGACTTTTCTGGTGATTCTAAAAAAGATTCTCAATACGCTGGAGCTTATGTAAAGTCACCGGTTGTAGGAATGCATCGAGCAGTAGCATGTTTTGACTTTGCTTCTCTATACCCTTCTATCATGAGACAGATTAATATCAGTCCTGAATCGTTCATCAAGAAGATCGATCCAATAGAAGCCCAAAAGGAGAAAGGTCCAGACAAGATCGTTTCAGTAACTGGAGCAATCTACAAGAAGGAAGATTCGATACTTAAGAACATTCTAACAGAACTCTATACCAATCGTAAGGAATATAAGGGAGAATCTAAGAAGTATCAAATCGAGGCTGATAATCTTAAAAAAGAAATTGAGAAGCTTAAAAAAGAGATATGATTCTCACTTTCGAAGATGAATACACGAAAATATATAGAACAAATATGAAGTTATGTGTAACCACATATCAAAGAATACCCTCGTCCTCTTCGAAAGATGGAGGACTTTTTTATCGTCGCACAATTAAAAAAAAAGAATATGGAGAAAATTCTCATTGAACAACCTAATCGATTCGTGCTCTTTCCGATAGAGCACCAAGACATTTGGCAGATGTACAAAACAGCAGAAGCAAGCTTTTGGACCGCAGAAGAGGTAGACTTATCTCAAGACTTAGTAGATTGGAGAGAGAAATTGACAGAAGATGAAAAACACTTTGTTAAGCATGTACTCGCTTTCTTTGCCGCATCTGATGGTATAGTCAATGAAAATTTAGGAGTGAACTTTCTTTCTGAGGTACAATATGCAGAGGCTCGTTGTTTTTATGGATTTCAGATCATGATGGAGAACATACATTCAGAAGTGTATTCACTCTTGATTGATACTTACATTACTGATAGTTCAGAAAAAGACTATCTCTTTAACGCACTAGAAACGGTACCTGCAGTAGGCAAGAAAGCTGAATGGGCTTTACGTTGGATCAATAGTCCAGAATTCGTAGAAAGACTTATCGCTTTTGCTGCAGTAGAAGGTATTTTCTTTTCAGGTAGTTTCTGTTCTATCTTCTGGTTGAAGAAAAGAGGATTGATGCCAGGACTTTCTTTTTCAAATGAATTGATTTCAAGAGACGAAGGAATGCATACAGATTTTGCATGTCTTCTCTATCGCAACCACATTCAAAACAAATTAAGCAGAGAAAGAATTCTAGAAATTCTAGATTCTGCTTTAACTATTGAAAAAGAATTCATCACCGAAGCTCTTCCAGTTAGACTCATCGGAATGAATGCTGATCTCATGAAGCAGTATTTAGAATTCGTAACAGACAGACTTTTGGTCTCTCTAGGCTATGACAAAGAATACGGATCTAAAAATCCATTTGACTTCATGGAAAATATCGCTTTAGAAGGCAAGACTAACTTCTTTGAAAAGAGAGTTGGTGAATACCAAAAGTCAGGAGTACTTAACAAGACAACAGATGAGACTTTCTCATTTGACACAGATTTCTAAAATAAAAAGAACAATGTACGTAATTAAAAGAGACGGAACGAAGGAACTCGTGAAATATGATAAAATCACGAACAGGATTAGAAAACAGACTTATGGTCTAAATACAGACTACGTAGACGCATTAGAAGTAGCTAAGAAAGTTATCCAAGGAGTTCATGACGGGGTGAGCACGGTTGAATTAGACAATCTAGCAGCAGAGACTTCTGCGAGCATGACTTCTATTCATCCAGATTATTCAACTTTGGCCTCAAGAATTGGAGTTACTTCTTTGCATAAGGGAACCAAAAAGTCGTTTTATGAGACAATGAAAGATCTCTATGAGTACGTTGACCCTAAAACAGGAGAGAATGCTGGTATGATCAGTGATGAAGTTTTTAAATTCATCGAAAAGAATAAAAATGTAATAGAAGAAGCTATCAACTATGATAGAGATTTCAATTACGATTATTTTGGCTACAAGACATTAGAAAAAAGTTATCTTTTAAAAACATACGGCAAGCCGATTGAAAGACCTCAACACATGTTGATGAGAGTATCATGCGGAATCTGGTATGGCAATTTAAAAGAAGCTCTTGAGACTTATGAACTTCTTTCACAAGGTCTTTTTACACATGCTACACCGACATTATTTAACGCAGGAACTAAGAAGCCTCAACTGTCTTCTTGTTTCCTATTGATGATGAAAGATGATTCACTAGAAGGGATCTATAAAACATTATCAGACAGTGCAATGATCTCGAAAAATGCAGGCGGCATAGGTATTCACATACATAATGTCAGGGCTAAAGGTTCATATATTAAAGGAACAAACGGAACATCTAATGGCCTCATACCTATGCTGAAGGTCTTTAACGAAACTGCTAGATATGTAGATCAAGGAGGAGGAAAAAGAAAAGGTTCTATTGCTGTTTATTTAGAACCTTGGCACGCAGACGTCATGGATTTCTTAGACCTTAGAAAGAATCACGGTAAAGAAGAGATGAGAGCAAGAGACTTATTCCTAGCACTGTGGATACCAGATCTTTTCATGCAGAGAGTAGAAAATGACGCAGATTGGACCCTCTTTAGTCCAAGCGAAGCTCCTAATCTTCATGAAAAATACGGACAAGAATTTGAGGAGCTTTACGAAAAATACGAACAAGAAGGCAAAGGTAGAAAGACAATTAAAGCTAGAGAAGTCTGGCAAAAGATACTAGAATCTCAAATTGAGACTGGAACTCCTTATATGTTGTATAAAGATGCAGCAAACAAGAAGAACAATCAGAAAAATCTAGGAACTCTTCACGGCAGCAATCTTTGCACTGAGATCATGGAATACACGAGTGCAGACGAGACAGCTGTTTGTAATTTAGCTTCTATAGCTCTCCCTAAATATGTTGACTATCCAACAACAAAGAGACAAGACAAGACAAAAAGAAGTTTTAACTATCAGAGACTTTATGACGTTACTTATCAGATCACAAAGAACTTGAACAAGGTAATTGACGTGAACTACTATCCTATCCCAGAAGCTAAAAATTCTAACATGAGACATCGTCCCATTGGAATAGGTGTACAGGGAATGGCTGATCTTTTTGCTATCTTAGGTCTACCTTTTACTTCAGAAGAAGCTAAAAAGATGAACAGAGAGATATTTGAAACGATCTATTTTGCATCTCTTACAGCTTCTAAAGATTTAGCTAAAAAAGAAGGAGCTTACGAATCTTATCCAGGAAGTCCTATTTCAGAAGGTATTTTCCAATTTGATATGTGGGGAGTAACTCCTACTACGAGATGGGATTGGGATAGCTTACGTAAAGATGTCCTAAAACATGGAGTTAGAAATTCTCTTCTATTAGCACCAATGCCAACTGCATCAACTGCACAGATACTCGGTAACAACGAAGCATTTGAAGCTTTTACTTCTAATCTTTATAAGAGAAGAACTTTAGCAGGAGAATACACAGTGGTTAACAAATATTTAGTAGAAGATCTAATTGAAAAGAATCTTTGGAGCGAAGAAATGAGGTTAAGACTTATTGCAAATAAGGGATCAGTCGTAGGGTTAGATCAAATCCCTGCAGAGCTCCAAGAAGTTTACAAGACTGTATGGGAAATGAAGCAAAAGGACATAATTGATATGTCATCAGAGAGAGGAGCTTTCATTTGTCAAAGTCAAAGCTTGAACCTCTTCATTGAAAACTGTAACCCTGCTAAATTGACATCTGCTCATTTCCATGCATGGAAAAAAGGACTAAAAACGGGAATGTATTATTTGAGAACTAAAGCAGCCACAGAAGCTATCGCAGGATTAGGGATCGATATGGATTCTATTAAGAAAGCAACTTTATCACATCCTGCAGACAAACCTGCAGTCGTAGAGCAGAGCATGGATGACGCGCTGGCTTGTTCTTTAGACAATCCTGACGCATGTGAAATGTGTAGTGGATAAATAATTTTCTCAAAACGTTATTCCTTTTCGAAAAAAGGATCTAAATTTGTTTAGAAATTAAAAAATCATCTTTATGACTACATTTGAAAAAATCGAAGAGCTTGTAAAAGCTACCCAAGAAGACGTAGATAAATTTTACGTTAAAGGAAACAAAGCCGCAGGTACTAGAATTAGAAAAGCAATGCAAGACCTAAAAGGTTTAGCACAAGAACTCAGACTTGAGGTTCAAAATTCTAAGAAAGAATCAGAAGCAACTGACAAGAAATAGTTTGAATTTTAGTTGTATGTGGAAGCCCGGACTTAGGTTCGGGCTTTTTTGTGTAAAAAGAATGAAACTCTATGCTCTTTCTCAATAAAATACTAAATTCAAATTAAACAAATGGAACTGAAAATTAAAAAAATCAATGGTATCGAATTCCAGACGTTCGTAAAGAAGTTGCTTTCGATTGACAAGTTTATCTTTATGAAGATATCGGCTGATCAAGTCACATCTTCAGTGTACCTTCCACAGAAGGATGCGGTAAAGCTTACATCTCTTAAAACATCTGAAATGTTTGAGATAGAAGAACCTGCAAAAGCACCGATCAAGATCTCTTTCTTTAACGGTAACAAAGTTATCGATGCTCTTTCTCATTTTGGAGAAGAACTTTCTGCTAAGATTACTTACCAAAAAACAGGAGATGATCTAGTAGCTACAGACTTTACAATTCAAGATGAGAATTTAAAGATCAATCTTTATTGCGCAGATCCAAGTCTTAACTTTATGGAGATGACAGATGAAGAAATCAAAAGAGCATTCGGCGCAACTGGAAAAGTTTTCAGCTTTGAACTTCTTACTGTACATGTAGATAAAATGAAGTCTCTCTTCAAATTAGAAGATGACAAAGAACTCTTTAAATTCAAAGTTTCTGACAAAGGAGTACATGTATCAGGAGAAAGATATGATGCAGTACTTACTCACCAGGTCGAAATACACGATGAGAGCGTAACTGAAGTTAGCATCTACAAAAAGTATATTCCGATTCTCGATAAAGAGAACTATAAAGTAGTAGTATGCGAAAATAAAGTTATTTTTAGATCTCTGGACACCAACACTGTTCTTACGGTTGCGGTAGCCATAACAGATGATAATGAGTAAAAGAGAAAAACTGGCTGAATTACAAGAAAGACTTGCAATAGTAGAATTTGAGGCTCAGAAATATTACAACTTTGAACAAGCTGTAAAATTGATGCTAAACTCTATCTACGGAGCATTCGGTAACGAATGGTTCTACTTTTTCAATGTTGATATTGCGGAGACTATTACCCTTCAAGGGCAAGACGCAATTCTACATACTGAAAAAATGATTAATAAGTACTTTCAAGAATTCTGGAGTAAAGACAAAGAAGTCCATGCTAAAATGGGAATAGAGATCACCGGGCAGGTTAGAAAACCGATGGTCATCTATATTGATACAGATTCATGTTATTTAAGTTTCCAAGAAGTTCTAGAAAATTGTACATGGACCGGAAGTGAAAAGGATTTTGTTCTTAAATTGTATGAGTATCGCTTAGCAGATTTTAATGTTAAAGTTCTTGAAAAATACGCAAAAGAGCTAAATGCAGATAATTTTCTAGATTTTGAACTTGAATCTATCGCCAAGAATGCAATATGGTTGGCGAAGAAAAAATACATGCAAAATATCGTATGGAAAGATCCAAATATCCATTACGAGTCTTTAAGCAAAATTAGTGCCAAAGGGTTTGAGATTATTCAATCAAGTACTCCTCTTTTTGCAAGAACAAAACTTAAAGAAGTTCTCAAATTTATCTTCTCTGTAGAGAAAGTAGAACTTGGTGACATAGTTGCTCTTCTCAAAAAGATCAAAAGAGAATTCAAACTTGCTAACACTGAGCATATTACTTTTAACGTTAGAATCAATAACTACAGAAAGTACATCGTCTCAGATTATAAAGATTTTGAAATTGCTTCAGGTTGTCCAATCCATATCAGAGCAGCAGGGTACTATAATTATTTACTGAATAGCAGTAAACATAAAAATAGGTACAAGACTCTTACAGATGGAGAGAAAGTAAAGTACTACATAAGTAAAGATAAAGCTTGCAATGTTTTCGCATTTCCCCCTGGAGAATTTCCAATTGAATTCGCTCCAAGCGTAGACCATGATGCACAGTTTGAAAGATGTATGATAGACCCGATCAATAGGGTCATTGATGCAATGGGCTTAGGAAAGCTAGACAGAAATTTGGTGTACTCCTCATCAGTTTTCTAGAATGAAACAAATCTTTAATTTACACTACAATAACAAATAAGAAAATTATGTCTAAAGCATTCACATTTGATGACCTAAACAAAGAACTCTCTAAGATCTCTACTTACGGAGATACCTTAGACAAAAGCGAAGTAAGCACAGTAGATCATTACATCAGTACTGGTAACTACGCTTTGAATGCATCTTTGACAGGGTCAGTATGGGGAGGATTCCCAAATAACAGATCTATAGCAATAGCCGGTCCTTCAGGAACCGGTAAAACATATTTGATTCTAAATGCAGTTAGAGAAGCTCAGAAATTGGGTTACTCTATCATCTATTACGATTCAGAGAACGCGGTGGATAAGAGCCTGGTAGAAAAATTCGGTATCGATCCAGCGAGATTAAGATATGAACCTTGTAACACGGTACAGGAATTTCGCTCCAGCGTTACAAATCTAACTAAGATGATGTTAGATGCAAAAAAGAAAGGTGCAGAACTCCCAAGAGTCATGGTCATCTTAGATTCTGCAGGTAACTTGGCTACTCAAAAAGAAATTGATGATGCAGCATCTGGATCAGATAAATCAGATATGACAAGAGCTAGACTTTTAAAATCTACTTTCCGTATCTTGATGACCCAGTTAGGTATTTGCAAAGTACCTTTTCTCTTTACCAATCACGTCTATCAAACACAAGATCTTTTCAGTAAGACTGTAGCAGGTGGCGGTACTGGACCAGAATATGCAGCATCTATCATTTTGTTCTTAAACAAAGCAAAATTGGCAGATGGCAACTCAACAGGAATTATCGTTACTGCAAAGCCAAACAAGAACAGATTTGCTAAACCAACCCCGGTTAAATTCTGGATTGACTTTAACAAAGGTATGAACCCTTATGTTGGACTTCAAGAGTTTATCAGCTGGGATAATTGTGGAATTCAAAGAGGTCGATTGATATCTGAAAAAGATTTCGGTAAGCTTGGTGAAAAAGATAAAACTGATTGTAGAAAACATACTTACAAGAATGATAAAGGTGACGATGTAACTGTTTACTTCCAGCCTTCAGAGACTGCTCGTAAATTGGTAGTAAGACATCTGAATGATACTGTTGATCTAAACATGTTATTCAGACCTGAAATTATCACAAAAGAAGTACTTGATCTCTTAGATGAAAAAGTCATCAAACCTATGTTCAGCTATGGAGTAGAAGATGATTTTGACGAAGATCAAGATCCAGATAAATTTTCTAACGCTGACGAAATAGCAGAAGAACTTAGTAAAGAGAATGAATAACATCAATTGGAACAAAGTTAAAATAAAGCATGTATTAGGGATAGCCAAAGATCTACCAGGCTACCCTGATCAACATGATCTTCTATTTCATATCATAAAAGAATCAGCTGGGAAGAAAGACCCTTCTTACACTGACATACAATTAGCTGCTCAACTATCACAAGAAAAAGAGAAGATAAAAAGTCTTCTCTTGATTCTTTCAGAAGAAGGATATTTGAAGATCACTAAAACCACAGATGAAAAGACGATAGTCAAAGTGACTAAAAATCCTTATTTGTAAACTTAGTTGATTCTTCCACTATAACAAACAACTTTTAAAATAAAAACATGGATCGCTACGGTGTAGATTTCGAAAAGATATTCTTTCTCTATTTTTTAAAGAACCCTATCTTACTAGACAAGGTGTACGAAGGCTTCTTTAAGAATCCTGATATTGATATTTTAGCGAAAGTCTCTAAGCAGTTCATGGTAAAATTCTCAGAAACTCCTTCTAAAGAGCAATTGAAAATTTTAATCAAAGACATCAAATCAAAGAGACAACTCGATGATGATATAGTTGAAGCAATCTTCCAAACTGATATTAAAGAATATGACGAAGATTGGCTAAAGAGAACCACTGAAGCATGGGTCAAATGGCAATATTTCGATAAGAAATTAATCTCTGTTATCGAGTATGTAAAGTTACAAGATGTAAGCCCTGACAACGTAGAAAATGTAGTTAACCATGCGATAAATCTATTGAATCAAGGTTCTCTTTCATTCGATGAAAAATTCGGTCTTGATTTCTTCTCACCTGAAGATCACCTTCAATTAGAAGGTCAGAAGATACAATCAGGTTTGACTTTCATTGATAGGTTAACAAATGGAGGTTACGATCCGAAAGCTCTTATTGTATATGCCGGAGAACAAAACGTCGGTAAATCGATTTGGATGGCCAATGACGCAGCTAATTTTGTTAGATTGGGTTACAATACAGTATATGTAACTGCAGAGATGGCAGCAGTTAAAGTTTTAAAGAGGATAGGTGCTAACCTTCTAGGAATTCCAATGTCAGAATATTCAATCAAGAGCGCAGATAGAGATTTTATGAAGAGAAGACTTGAAAGAATTTCAAACGGTCTTCTACCTCCAGGGAAACTCTTCGTAAAAGAATTTCCAACCAGCCAAGCAACAGTTCCAGATATCGAGAACTATCTTAAAACTTTAGAAGAAAAGCAAGGCTTTAAATTGAAAGTGATAGTAATTGACTACATCAATATTCTCGCCAATTACAGAAATCCAAATAGTGATAATACATATTTGAAGATAAAGCAGATCGCAGAAGATCTAAGAGCTATGGCTGTTAGAAACGATTGGCTTATCATAACCGCAACTCAGTTAACCAGAGGAGCATGGGATGCTTCAGAGGTAACAATGCAGAACATTGCAGAATCTGCCGGTCTTGCTCATACTGCTGATATGATGTATGCAATCATTCAAGATCAAATGATGCATGCTGCCAGAGAATATTGGTTGAAAGTTCTTAAGATAAGAGACGGAGAAGGTAAAGGAACTAAATGCAGATTCACTATCGACTATAACTACATGAAGCTCTCAGAGACTTCAGATATAATTACAAATCAATCATGATAGAAGAAGAAGAAAAAGAAGATACGTTTAGAGATGAAGAACTAGAAGAAAGTTCTCAGAATGCTAACATCTTCGAAGAAAAAGAGGAAGCTTATGACGATTCAGATGTCGAAGAGGTGGATGGAGATGGCAAACCTCTTAGCCCACTAAAAGTAAAAGTCGATAAAATATTCGATAATACTTATGGTGATATAGAACATGAAAGTTACGCAAGAGTATCATTTACTGTTGACAGCAGTTTTCATTCTTACGATAACCCTGAAGAAAAATTACACGAAAGACTTCTCTTCCAACAAATACACAGTTTGATAGAGAACTCTAAGTTCTCTGTTCATAATTTAATAGATGAAAATCTAAAGCACCGTAAATTAAATAAACTTGAGATGAATGAAGTGTTCGGTTACATTTCATCTAACTTACTAAACATTAGAAGAATCGATATATTTTCCCATCTAACAGACTATTTTGATATCGCTCCAGCTAAGTTTTATTCATCTCTTTCGAATAAGTACAAAAATGAATTGATCAACGAACTCGACAAGGCTACTAATATCTTGGAGAAAAAGAAGATCAGAAAATTATTTTAACATGATGAAGTTTGAAGAACTAACTGAAGAACAGGTTCAGCAACTGGCTCAGATCTACTGGGACAGAGAAAAAACATACGATGCTCGTATGGCCGAGTTAAGTAAAATTATCGGTAAGTCTGAAAGAACTGTTCAGATATGGCTTTCTAAATTAGGTATCAAAGAAAAGTCAGATCAAGAATCTCCACAGCTTATTGAAGCTCGTAAAAGAGTCTTCGATAAAAAGAAAAAGAGATTCATTGTTACCTGGGCTCAAAATGACACTCCGGTACATGAGGCTTTTATTTCTAACATTGAAGCATACGCTGAAAAGATAGATGCAAGCATTCACGTAATCGCAGGTAGATACAAGAATCCAACTTCAATATTCACTGATAAAAATTATGAGACTTGGTCAGATAGAATAGCTCAGTATCTAGATGCTAATCGTCACGAAATCCATAAACACATGTGGATAATGTCAGACGTTAAAATTCAACCTACTGCGGTAGATCCAATGACTGGGTTACAGGGAATGAGTGGAATCAATTCATGTATTTTCGGTTCTCCAAAAGTACAACTGGAAATGATTCCTGTCCTTCAAGAGTGCATGCCGAAGATGATGATAACAACCGGAGCATGTACTGAGAAAAACTATACAGATTCTAAATCTGGTAAAAAAGGAGAATTTCACCATACTCTAGGATTTGCGATAGTAGAAATAAAAGACAAAGATGTTTTCTTTGCTCGCCAAGTCACTGCAGACAGTGATGGTAATTTTAACGATCTCTATTACAAGATAGAGTATGACATGAACAAAGGTAAGAGTGTCATCACTGACATATCTTCTCTATCTGCTTTGATCTTAGGTGATATTCATTATGGCCAACATGACGAAGCTATCATTAAGAGAACTCTTGAATTGATGAAGAAAATCAAACCCGATCACGTAGTTCTACATGATGTATTTGATGGACTTTCAATCAACCACCACGAATCCAACGACCCGTTTATTCAATTTAAGAGAGAAGTAGATGGAACTAATTCTCTAAAGACTGAGATAGATTCAATGCTCCAGGGCTTAGAATCTTTTAAAGAATATAACGTAACAGTTGTCAGAAGTAATCACGACGATTTCTTAGACCGCTGGTTAAAAAATACAGATTGGAGAAAAGCTAACACGATGAAAAATTCCATTGAATACATGGAATACAGTTACTTACTTCTTAGAGGAGAAGCTCCTAACGGAATCATTCCTTATCTAATCAACAAGAAGTACCCTAACATGAAAACACTCGGTCGTAACGACAGTTTTGTAGTGAATGGGTGGGAACTTGGTCAACATGGAGATATAGGATCTAATGGTTCTCGAGGATCTCTTCTTCAGTTCAGAAAATTGAATACTAAAATGGTAGTAGGACACTATCATTCTCCGGGTAGAAAAGATGGAGCTCTTTCAGTAGGAACTTCAACGAAGCTTAGGGTTAATTACAACATGGGACCGAGCTCTTGGTTGCAATCTCATGTTATCATTCATAGAGACGGAAAGGCTCAGCACATTAATTTTGTGAATGGGCAGTTCACAACCTTTAAATAAATGAAGTTTGGAATTTACAAATTAGATCTACCTACTATCTCAGACACTGGCTTTTTCAGAGTAGATTATACGATAGAAGACAAGGGAGATCAAGAATGTAAATTAGAATTCGAAATATTCGATACTGCTTTCAATTTAAGTTTTTTCAAAATAGAAGTAACACCCCCATCTGAGGGGTGTTTTTTCGTTGGTTATGATACAGGTGGCTGGTATGGGATAAAATTTGGATTCAGGATGGTGGTCAAGTGTGACGGAGAAATCATACATGATAGGGTCTATGATTATTGTCCTTTAGCTTGGTTGGATTCTCTAAGAGATAAAACTTGCTGGCTAATAGGAGATTCTCATTGCGATAGTACTTTTGGTCAAGAGCCGAAGATAGGAGATTTTAATTTCACTAGAATTAGAACCACTTCTCTATCCCTGAACAGATTTCTCAATTCTGACTATCTCAGGTTTCTTAGAAGATGGCCGATCAAAAGAGAAGACATCATCGTCTTTCATCTAGGTGAAATAGACTTTAGATATGCAATTCACAGATACGTTGAAAAACATGATAAAGAGACTTTTGATGCATGCAGCGAACTCTTACAGAGATACTTAAAATTTCTTATCGAAACAAGAGCACAGTTTCCCTATACAAGGATAATAGTAACCTCTCCAGTTCCGCCTATGAGAGATGGATTTTTGAAAGATCTCATATCGGGAACTGAAGAAAATAGGAAGCTTTGTTGGAGTTTATTTGATTACTTCTTTCGAGTTCATGAATTTGAGTATCTTGATTGGACTGAAAGTTATAGATTGAATGATAGCATGGTGGACACTTCTAAACTGATGGAAAGAGATCACCACATCGAAAACTACGCTGAAGCTCTTGAAGAACTGACTCATAAAATAATAGGCAATGGCAAATAGAATAATTTTCTCATCGGATTGGCACTTTGGAATAAGATCAAATAATCTCGAATGGTTTGAGATCGCAAAAGATTATTTCGAGAATTTCTTTCTCCCTTGGCTAGACGATAATGTAAAAGAAGGGGATGTCTTTTATTGTCTAGGCGATGTTTTTGATAACAGACAGACGATGAATCTCATGGTAGCCAGTTATGCGATAGATCTATTTGAGAGAATAGGACAAAGACTTCCAGTCTATATTATCGTAGGTAACCATGACATCTACAGAAAAAATTCAAATGACATCTCATCTGTTGATATTCTTAGACATATTAAGAATGTGACAGTGTACAAAGAACCTGAAGTACATACTTTCGGAAAGACCAAATGTCTTTTAATGCCGTGGAGAAGAGATAAAGAGCACGAGAAAGAGACCCTAAACTCTTACAAGAAAATAGACTACGTCTTCTGTCACTCTGAGGTAAGAGGATTGAGAGTAAACCCAAATCCTTATGTCATTCACGAAGGTGGCAATTCTGTAGAGATCTACGAAGGTTACAAAGGAATGTATTCGGGACACATCCACTATTCTCAAAGAAACAAGAACGTGACTTTCGTTGGAAACATCTTCCAAATGACACGTTCAGACAGAAATAACTCGAAAGGTATCTGGACTCTAGAACCTGAAAAGGGCGTAGAGACTTTTGTAGAAAATAATCACTCTCCTAAATTCATCAAGTACAGCATCGAATCTCTTTTTGAAAAGACGATTGATGAATTAAGAGAAGAGTTCAAAAATAATTTTATCGACATAAAGGTCGATAGAACTACATTTTCAAATTATAACGTAAGTCTCTTACTTAACTTGCTAGAAGGATCAGCGAGAAGCATACAGACTGAGGTCTTTGAAAGAGATGAAGACTCAGAAAGTGAAATAGAGGAAATGTCAAATGATTACGACATCATGAATATTTCAAGAAGATTAATTGATTCTAGTAATTACGACGAAAAAATAAAAGAAAGATTGTTAACATCGGTAGAATCACTCTACCAAAAGGTGAACCAAGAATGAAAATAAACAGAATAGAATTCCGCAACTTTGCATCCTACGGAAATAAGATCCAGTCTATCGACATGGAATCAGAAGGATGCTTGCATCTAATAACAGGTAATAATGGGAACGGTAAAAGCACGATAGCAAATATCATTAAGTTCTTATGCTATGGAAAAGTAGATGGGTTCACCAATTCTGATCTTCCCAATAGAATTAATAAAGAACTTTGGGGTAGAATCTTCTTGGAAGCCAAAGGGAAAAAGATAGAGATAGAAAGAGGATTAGCTCCATCTGTTTTCAAAGTAAAGATTGACGGAGTAGATTTCGATCAAGCTGGTAAGAATAACGTCCAAGAATATTTAGAAGAAGAACTTTTCGGGATCAATGCTAATGTCTTTAAGAATCTAATCATACTCTCAATAAATGATTTCAAGTCATTTTTAACGATGTCTCCTGGAGATAAAAAGGCAATTGTCGATAAAATCTTCGGCTTCTCTGTCATCAATCAGATGTTAGAGATCGTGAAGAGAGAAAAGAGAGAACTTAAATCTAGCATCAAATCTATCGAGGACGAACTTTCAGCAATTACAGATTCAATCGCATCTACTCAAAGGAAATTAGAAGTACTAGAGAAGAATGCAAAAGAACAAAATGCTGAGAAGATAGAAGAGTTAAAAAAGAAGCTCTTAGAACTCGCGGATAGCAAAAGTAAATTAGAAGAAGCAAAGAATACGATCAAGAAACAGCAAGGTGATAAAGAGAACAGTTTAAAAGAAGATCGTAAAGCTCTAATTAGCAAAGAATCTAATAAGAGAAAATTAGAGAAAGAATTAGAGCTTTTTAAAAATGACCAATGCCCTACATGTCATGCAGATCTAAAATCAGATTTTCACCAAGGTCTTAAAGAACAGCTTCAGAATGAAAAAGATTCTAACGAAGAAGATCTAAAAACGATCAGAGAAAAAGTAACAGGCGTTGAGAATGAGATTAAAGATATCAGAGCAAAAGAGACAAAAGTAATTACTAAAATATCTGATCTAAACAGTAAGATACAGGGTTTCAAATCTGAGCTTCTTGAATTGGCGAAGAAGATGGACAAAGGAGAGCATAAAGAATTCAAATCTCTTATCGAAGAATTCCAACAAAAAGAAAGAAATAAGACTACAGATAAAACAGGACTTACTGCAGAAGAGCATTATGTAGGAATCTTAGAGAACATGCTAGGCGACGACGGGATAAAGAACATGGCGATGAAGATGATTCTACCCTCTCTTAATGCTAATATTTCTCAAATGACCAGACGTCTTGGGATACCTTTTAACATCTCTTTCGATAATAAATTCGATTCTGTCATAACTCATCTAGGAGAAGAGGTCAATCCAAAGACTCTGAGCACGGGAGAGAGAAAGAAAGCTGACTTTGCGATCATCATGTCCTTGATAAAAATGATGAAAGTTAGATTCCCAACACTGAATGTTCTTTTTTTAGACGAGATTTTCAGTTCGGTGGATGGAGACGGAGTCTATCATATTTTAGGAATCTTGTATGAGACTATCAAAGAGACAAAGATGAATGCTTTCGTAATAAACCATACAGTTCTTCCTAGCGAGCTATTTGATAAGAAAATTGAAATAGCCAAGGTTTCAGGCTTTAGTGAGTTATCCACAGAGGTCATCTCCTGACCTCGTAAAAGTTGGTATAGTATTACCATATTCTCATATTCTTTTGTCGCTGCGTTTAAGAGAATGATAAATAAGAAAAGAATAGCTATCAGTGTCAGCTTATAACGCAGAATTTAACAAGGATCTCTCATACTTGAGACATATTATCACAGCTCTATTAAACGAGCTCAACGATAAGATCTATTTCTATAATGTAATAGACGAAGACACCAAGCAGAAAATCGGTGTCCCTTTCTACTATTCAGTAACTGGTCAAGAAAGATTCTTGCTTGACAATTTTCTTTTTGATAATCTAGCAGAAGGTAAAGCCATCGGAGACTATGAAAAAGTCCCAAGAGGAGTCATTCAACTGGATTCTTCTACGATAGATTCATCAGCTCTGATCAATAAATTCGTGAGGACGCAGATCATCAGACCCTATAAAGGACAACTGAAGACTTTCGCTCTCATGACACAGGCGATACCTGTCACTCTTTCTTTTTCAACTACAATTATAGTCAACAATAACATTGAACTTTTCAAAGTCACAGAGGCTCTGATCTCAAGACTCTACAAGAACAATATTTTCTACGTAGATTATGGCGGATTCCAAGCCCAGTCTAACTTTTCTCTTCCAGAAGATCTAGCTCAAGAACAATTATTTGAATATGGTTTCACTGACAGAAAAGAGTACAAGGTGACTTTTACTCTTGAAGTAAAGAGTTTCTTTTACGTATTTGAGAACGACTTACAACTCGCAGAAATCCCGATGCAGGTCAGAGAGACTTCAAACAATTCTAAATTGTCAGGAGTCGGTGTTTATAGTGGAGACGGGATATATTTCGGTAACGTCATGGAAAGAATTGAAAATACCATAGACGATTACAAAAAAGCACCTTATACCAATGGATCAGTTAGCAACACCGGCTACAATAATTTAGCCGATCCTACTGGAGGCTTTGCTCCAACGGGCCCGACGTTTTCTGAAACTATCGTGAAACCTGTAACTATAAGCAGTGAGGAATCATCTGACAGCAAAGAGTACAGAAACGCTAACAATTCTAATCCTCAGACATAGGGACAAGATATATAGAAATAATGAAAATAAGAACCAAATGGGATATCCAGTCTATCTAAACGGTCACTTTCCTAGCGCAGCAGAAACTGCAGCATCGAAAGACACCTTAACAGTATTAGTCAATGAGTTCAGAAAGAGCGGCAAGACTGATGCGCAAATATTCAGTATCCTCATGGGTATGGGAATTGCGCCAGAAAAAGTAGCAAACAACCTCCAGGGAATACCGGAGAAACCTGCAACACCTGCCGAAATCGCTACTCAAAATGCAGCTAGAACTTTTTTACAAGTACTAAGCGTAGAAGAGAACAATAACACACAAACAAAAAATACAAACATGAAGTTTTCAATCGAGAATCTCAACAAGAAGATTCAAGAAACAAAGCTGGCTGTCGAGGAACTCGATGCGGCTAACTCTGGAAAATACGGCTTCTCTGTTAAGAAGATCAAAGAAAGTATTGATGCTTCTCTTGCAGCTTTAGACGTAGAAAAGGCAGCAAGTCTCCTTAAATCCATCGACACTACAAACAAGTCTCTAGAAGATTCTAACATGAACAAAGCTAGTGCAGAAGCAGAGCTTTCTAAATTGAAGAAGCAAGCTCTAGCTATCACAGAGAGAAAGAACATTTTCGAAACTGTTAGCGTATTAAGACAAAAGCTTCATGAGCATGCTTGGATCGAATCAGTAAAAGAACTTTGTCTTCACATCGACGAAATGAAAAATCAAAACAGATTTTCAATGTACTTGATGGAAGCTCTTCACAATATGAGAAATGATAGATTCAACGCATTCAACGTTAAATCAGTTGAAAAAGTTGAAACCATGATCGAAGAAGGTGAAGATTATATCAGAGAAAACTATTCTGAGTTAAAACCTTTCTCTTGGTCAATGCCAATTAGAAATGCAGTTGAAAAAATTGCAACTACTCTCAATGAGATGAAAGATACTCAAGCTGGAGCACTTAAGAAAGTATTTAGTCCAGTTCAAGAGAACGCAGACGGTTCAGTAACTATCGCTCTTTCTGGTAAATTCTATGCAATAACTGAAAGCGGAATCGCTGAAGTGAACGAGTCACAGAAGCCAGAAATGAGATTCTTAAAGACTTTGGATGCTCTTTCAATCTTCTCTATCGTTGGTGAAGGTACTGCTCCTTTCGCAGGTACAGTATTCAATTACTACGGTAAGAGAAATACTTTAAGCATTAATGAAGGCAAGGTATATGTAGGAAGTGCAATTCTAGAAAAACATACACCAGAAGCAATCATGTTTGCTCTACAGGAAAACACTTTAACTTCTAGCGATGCTGCAGTTAAAGCTGAAAAAATTGCTTTCTTAATTGAATCTTTAGATACTATTAAAGAGATCGATCTTTTCACTTCTATCATCTCTAAACAGAGACAAGGTATTACCGTAAACATTGCTAAAATGAACGAAAACATTTTCGTTAATAGAATCAATACTGCAATGGGTTGTAACGAAATGATACAGGTAAAGAGCGCTAAAGTGGCTCAAGAACTCGTAAATGAATTCTTAAACTTCGATATCACTCCAATGGTTCAAGAAATGTTGACCAATGAAGAGAAGCATGTATTTGATCTTCAAGAGAAGAAAAAATCTCTACAAGAAAGCATCAATACTTTCGAGAACAAGAAGAAAGAAGTAATCGCTGCAATGGGAATGAATCCAGAAGCAGAACAACTTAAAGAAGCTTTCTCTATCATAACTAACAATATCGAAACTACGGAAAAGGAACTCCAATCAGTTTATCATCAAATTTCTGAACTTACAGAAAAAAAAAGATAAATGAGGCTCTCAATCCTGATGAAGCTTTCGTGATAGTCGCGCAAAACGAGACAAAACTGAAGGCGGGCGATAAAATAATAGTCAACGCTAATGAATATGCAAAGTCTTCTGATTCACAGGAGATTTCATACAGAACATTAGAAGGTGACAAAGGAACAATACTAAGACAACACCTTAAAGCGCAGATCTAAATGAAAGCAAAAGTAGAAAAACCCTTTTATGTAAAACCTAAAGAATTTTACGAAGAGATCGTAATTTCGAAGAAACAAGACACCTTGACTCCTAGAGCCCAGGAAATGATGATAAAAATTGCAAACAAAGCCAATCAAAGGCTTGTTTACAAGAACCCAGAAGATAGAAAGGACTGCATTGCTGCAGCTTACTTAGATCTTCTAAAATATTGGAGAAGCTTCAATCCAGAAAAAGGAACGAATGCTTTTGCATATTTTACAGAAATAGCGAAAAGAGGGTTCGCCAAAGGCTGGAACCAAATTCACCCTAAAAAGTACAAAGGTACCATTAGCATGGACAGCCACGGAGACGACTCTGAGGGCATATACAGCATCTAATGAGTAAGATAAAAAGGGTAAAACCCACCCACAAATCAGGCTTTAAACAAAGCTACTTTGAACCTAAGAATCTCGGCAAGTATGTAGGAGAACTTCCTATTATTTGCCGATCTTCTTGGGAGAGGAAATTTGCTATCTTTTGTGATACAAATGAAGCAGTCCTCAAATGGAGCTCAGAACCTGCAGAGATTAAATATTACAACGTCTTAGATAAAAAATTCCACAACTACTACCCAGATTATTTCATCATCATTAAGAGAGGAAATGTAGAAGAGAAGTTTTTAGTGGAAGTGAAACCTTCGGCGCAACTCAAAAAGCCTGAAGCACCAAAACGCTTAACTGAAAAGGCAGTAGCCTCTTTTAAATACGCTTACAATACTTACGTGACTAATCTCTGTAAGTTAGAAGCATTGAAAAAGTTTGCAGAAGATAGAAAAATGAAAGTGATGATAATCACTGAAAATAGTAAACTCATCTAATGCCAAGTACCCCACTCCTCATACATATTTACGAAACCCAACGACTTGCTAAAGTCGCGGACTACCTCAAAATAAAGAAGAGGAGAGAAACTTTTATCAAAGAAGCAAAAGGTCATGCTAATGCTTCTAAGACCGCTATGGATTGGGTAGAAGAAGTTGAAAGCAATAAAAATTCTACAGTCAAAGCATTAAAAGGGACTGATCAATTTGTTCCAGGAAAAATGTACATGTTTGATTATCCGAATCCTCTCTGGCCTAATGAACCTTACGATCAGAAACCTATTGTGATATGTCTAGGCGAAACAGGAAGAGACTCTCGCCGGTTAGAAGCAGGATTTCAAGGAAAGTTCAACAGAAAGTACATATATGAACCGGGTTACATGATAGGAATCAACATAAACTTCATACCGGAGATAGTTAAACCTAATTTTTTGCAGGGATGGTTTGATGCATTTAAACCTCAACTCATACAACAGTTTAGTAGTGAAAACGCGCTGAATGTAAAGAAGCAGAAAGCTTTACAGTTCAAATATGACGATCTATTCCCTCTAGAAAAAACTTTTTACTTTTCTTATGCTATAAGGATGTATAGCAGGCCACAGATCAAAAAAGCTTACGAATTAACGTACGAAAACTGGCATCTGGCTAGCTGTATAATACCGAAATTCTTTAAACATACTAATTTGAACTTAGTGACTGAAGGGTATCGGCAATATATAAGAAATAAGCGCACAAAATACACATAAAAAAATAAGATATGGCCGGATTTTCAGATAGAAGGGGTTCATTGACCAAAGGCAATCCAGTATCGGATGCCCTTAAGCGTCTAAGCCGTCTAGGTATGAACTATGATGATATGGTCTTGAAAAATTCAAGAGCTGTAGGTTTCACAGAGAACCAGATAGGCTTTGGGACTTTCAACCCGATGGGTTCAGATTCAGACGACATGTACTATCTCTTCGCATCTCTGTCTATGACGGACATTTCGAACAAGAAAAATATCTCTTATTTCGATAAGACTTATTTGAAGAAGAGAGATCAATTAAGAAACTTCGCAGTTCAAGATGAAATTGAGGACATTCTCGATACTGTAACTGATGAAGCTCTAGTATATGATGAGACTAACTACTTTGCTTATCCGATCATAAATACATCAGTAAGCAAAGAAGTAAAAGACAATCTCATCGACAGTTACAATAAGATCTACGAATATTTTGGATTCAGTGATGGTCAATCAGCATGGAACTATTTCCGTAAATGGTTGGTTGACGGTTACTTGGCATTTGAAATTATTTACGATGATGAACAAAGACACATCATCGGTTTCAAAGAATTAGATCCGGTATCTTTGATGCCAGCAGTCGATAAAGATTCTGGTAAAAAGATCTGGATTCAATATAAAGGTGGCGGTCCAAAAGAGAGAACCCTTTTCGATTCTCAGATCATCTATCTCTCATATTCATCAGTTAACTCTCCATCGAGAGTATCTTACGTAGAAAGATTGATCAGATCTTTCAACTTATTAAGAATCATGGAACACTCCAGAATTATTTGGGCTGTAACGAACTCTAGTTTCAAAATGAAGTTTGTGATTCCTGTAGGTGGTAAGTCAAAGACCAGAGCTAAACAGTCTCTAGCCCAATTGATGAATAACTACAGAGAGATAGTTAATTTTGATATGCAATCTGGAGAGATCCAGACGAACGGTAAACCGATGATGCAATTCCACAAGGAATATTGGTTACCTTCGAAAGACGGTGAACAACCAGAGATTGAAACTTTAGCGAATGATGGACCGGCTTTATCAGATACAGAAGCATTACAATGGTTCTCTGATAAATTAAAACTCGCATCTAAAATTCCTTTTAGCCGTTTTGATAAAGATTCTCCTGCAACTTATGAAATGGCTGCAGAAGGCATGGACAAAGAGGAGATTAAATTTGCCAAGTTCATCAACAGATTGAGATCTATCTTCCAAGAGATCCTAGTAAAGCCACTCTATTTACAGGTATGTTTAGACCATCCTGAATTAGAAGACGATACAAACTTTAAGGGTAATCTTACGATCAAATACAACAAGGACAACGTCTTTGAAGAATTGAAGCAAATGGAACTTGCTTCGAAGAGAATAGACTTCATCTCACAAGTTAGAAGCAGTCTTACTGAACAAGACAAGGATATGAACGAAGTACCTTACTTCAGTCTTAACTTCTTGATCAAGAAATACGGTGGATTCACTGAAGAAGATTTGAAAAAGAACAGGAGAATGAAAGAAGTTGACGATCTAGTTAAACAAGGCTACGAACAAGGCGATGCAGAAAAAATTGTGGACGGGGAAGATCCTAAGAAATTTAAGAAAGCTAACGCTGAAACCGATGGCGATTTAGGAATTGATGCTGAAGGGGATGGTGGAGCAGGTGGTTCGGAAGACATTCCAGGCCTCGAACTCTAATTTCCCAATGTAGTATATGATATATAGAAATACAAATTAAGAGACAAAATGTCCAAGAAACTACTTATTCTAGAACGTTCTGGAGAAACCTTAGTACATAAAGGTGATGATGACAACATCACACTCGAAGGTACGTTTACCCAGTTCAACATAAAAAACAAAAATGGCAGAATCTACGAAGAGAAAGAATTCATGCCTCACCTTAAAGAATTACAAGAAAAGGTGAAAAAAGGCAAGCTTCTCGGAGAACTTGACCACCCTACAAAATTCGATATCTCTCTACAAAACGTATCTCACGTTATTGAAGATCTTGAATACGATCCAGCTAAGAAACAGGTTGTCGGTCGCATCAAATTGTTGAATACTGACAAAGGAAAACAAGCCAAAGCATTAGTAGAAGCCGGTATTCCACTTCACATCTCTTCAAGAGCAGCAGGCAATGTTGGTAGTGACGGTAAAGTAAAAATTCAAAAACTCTTCACTTATGATCTTGTAGCAGATCCAGGATTTGCTGCTGCTGAACTTAGAAGAGTGAATGAGTCATTTGGTTTCGGTGATGATGAAGATCTTTTCATCTACGAAGTATCAGAAGACAATTCTATAGAGAACCCAATAAATACAAAAAATACACAAGAAACGATGAGCAATCCAAATTTTGTCTCTATCGAGGACTTTAACAGGTATTCAGAGTACGTAAAACAACAGTTCGAGTCTTTGAAAAATGGTCAAGAATCATCAGAAAAACTTGATAAAGTTGTCGAGTACACTAATCACTTAGCTGAGAACATGAACAAGCTTTTTGGCTATACTAATTATTTAGCTGAAAACCTAGATAAAAATATCTCTCATGGCGATTATGTCGTAGAAAGCTTAAATAGCATCAAAGAATATTGTAACTACCTCGCAGAAAATGTAAGCAAAGGAATTTCTTATTCTGAATATGTTGCTGAACAAGCTAATCAATTAGTAGATTATACTAAATATGTAGCAGAAAAAGTAGACCAAGGTCTTTCTTACTCAGAGTATTTAGCAGAGAATCAAGACAAGATGATTCAATTCTCTAATTACCTAGCTGAACACCAAAACAACAGCATTGCATACTCTAAGTATCTTGCTGAAAGAATGGACCAAGGCATCAGCTATACCGAATATCTCGCTGAAAACCAAAACAACATGATCAAGTACTCAGAGTACATCAAAGAGAATGTTGAAAACCTTGGCAAATACGCTAATTATTTAGCTGAAAACTTAAATGCTGTAAACGAAAAAACTGTAGAAGAAGCTCCAAAGACAGAAACTCCAGTTACAGATGCTGCTCCTGCTAAAACTCAGGCTCAAGCAATCGAAGAATCAGCAACTGCAACAGTAGCTAAAGTGGATGCACTTCTTGAATCAGTAAAAACGAAGAAAGAAGAAACCACTAAAGACGAGAAGCATTTCATGAGATTCTTGGACACTACTAAGAGAAACGAATTTGAATCTCTTAATGAAGGTGTACAAACTCAAATCGTTGAAGCTTTTGCAACTAACAGATACATGTCAGTACAAGATGCTAATAGAATCTGGAACTCATGTTTCACACCTGCGGCTCCAGCTAAATTAGATTATGTAGCTAATATGCCTGAAAGATACAAATCAATGTATGAGTCTCTAAATGAGTCTCAAAAAGATTCTATCAGCAAACAAGCTAAATTGTTTGGCTCATTAGAAACTCAATATCAAATTGATAACTTCTGGCAAACAAGAGATCTTAGACCAAGAAAAGTTGAGATCCAAAAGATCAATGAAAACGAAGCTCCAGCAGCAATAGTTGAAAATTCTCCAGCAGGAGTACCTCTACAAGTCGTAAATGACGTTAGAGAATCTCTTATAGCAAGATTCAAAAATATCTAATATTATGTTTATAAAAGACTTCGGTTCTTTCTTAAACGAAGCAGAAGGTTACAACGGTAAAGGCATCTTTACCGTTGCTACTTTGTCTCAAAAGAACTTATTTGTTTGTGAAATATCAGGCCAATTATCTGACGGTGCTTGGGAAAATACAAAGCCTTACGATCATTGGGAACCGTGGAGCAACGCTCCAATAAAAGTTGGTTCTAACGTAGGAAGAGATTTCCCAGTTAAGAAAGACGGTTACAATCTAGGTTCTCTTATCCAATACGTAGGAGATAGAATGTTAGCGGTAGGCGCAGCTGGCGCAGCAGGTTGGGATCTCGGAGAAAGCAGCTGGACACCAGAACACAGTGCAGTAGAAAATTTCTTCGCTGCTAGCAGCGTAGCTAATTTAGAAAGAATGACAATTTCTGAAGACTTTGAACAGCACTTTCAAAATTTCCTAGAAAAGAACAAATCTGGATATACTAGCAAGTACGTACCTGTAGCAGAAAAGAACAAGAAGAAACTCGAAGATACTTGGAACGCCATTAAATCTGGTAGATACGGTATTAGACAACTCACAAGAGATCTTACTGATATTTCAAAGGCGATGAAAATTTACAAGAGAAGTTAAAAAACTCAAATCGAGACATAATATATAGTAAACAATAACCGATCACGTCCTTTACTGCTGAGAAGCAAAGAGCGGAATAAGATAAAACGTGAAACATAAGCATAAATAAAAAACAAAAAATGCACAATCAATTAATCAATGAAGCAGAAGTTGTAAAGACTTGGGCTCCTGTGATTGAAGAGGCTACAGGCATTAACGATAAGAGCAAGCTCTCTTGGATGTCTAAGTATTGCCACTTCCATCAACTAAACGAAAACGTGTACAACCAAGTTCACCTTAACCCTAACATGAACGTTTACGGTATGGGTGCTGTATCATTCCCTGGCGATCCAGGATTGAACACTGGTTTCCCTACACAAGCATCAGGTTCTGGTGACAAGCCTTTCAGTTTACTTCCACTTGCAATGCAAGTAGCAGCTCAAACTGTAGGTTTAGACTTAGTTCCAGTTGTTCCAATGAGCGGTCCATTAGGCGTTCTTACTTATTTAGACTTCATCTACCAAGGTGGTCGTCTTGATAGTTTGGAAACACCTTTGATGGTTAGAATTGAAGGAGATAAAACTACCTACACTTCTGGCTATTCTGCATCTTCTTTCGCAGGTAACACAGTTTACTATTTAAGAGATTCAGGAAACACTACACAATACGCATTGACTTTCATCGGTCTTTCTCGTATTGATGGATGGCCAATTTTCAAAGTGAACGCTTGGGCTTCATCAGCACAGCAACCAAACGGTACTGCAGGCGCAATTACTTTAGCAGCAGCAGTTGACGCAGGTAAGATCTACACAGCAGCAGCAAGTGGAACTAAAATTGCAGATCTTACTGCAGGTGCAGCTCTTCTTGTTAAAGCTCTTGAAGATCACGTAACAGGTTTCTCTGGTCAAGGTCTTGCTGGTTATGGTAACACTGCAAACAATGTAACTTCTAACCAACCTTACTTGAGACAAAATGGTGAAAACACAGCTGACAATCAGTTAGGTCTTTCATTATTCAACAAGTCAGTTGAAGCTTTCACATACCAAGTTGCTGCAGCAGTAACTAGAGAGCAAGTTCAAGATTTGAAACAATTCGGTATCGATGCAGTAGCTCAAGTAGAAGCTGTATTAGTTAATGAATTAACTCAATCTATCAACAAGCTTATCTTAGCTAGATTGTTCGAACTTGGAGCTACAAACGCGGAAAAAGTTTATACCATCGATGGTACTAACTTGAACCTTTATGTTGCATCTACTTCAACAACAGCTTCTTTACCACTTGGTAACGATTGGGAAGGAAACGCAGTAAGTATTTCAACTACTTCTACAGTTCCAACTTCAGGTGATAACGCAGGTACTTTACAAAGAAGAATTCTTTCTAAGATCCTTGCATCATCTAACTTGATCGCTATCAGAGGTCGTAGAGGTGCAGCTAACTTCGCCGTAACTAACGGACAAGTTGCTTCAGCTTTACAAGATATCGCAGGATTCATCACTTATCCTTTGGCTAACACTGTTAACCAAGCAGGTGGTTCTCTTTACCCAGTAGGAGCAGTAGCAGGAGTAACAGTATATGTTGATCCTAACATGAGCTGGACTGATACAAGAATCTGCGTAGGTAGAAAAGGTGACGGAAACTCTCCAGGTTTGGTATTCATGCCTTACTTAATGGCAGAAAGCGTACAAACAATCGCAGAGCTTACAATGGCTCCTAAGATTGCAGTAAAATCAAGATTCGCTCTTGTAGACGCTGGTTTCTTCCCATTCCTTTATTACTTCACAATGAGAGTAAGATTTGATAACTATCAAATCATCTAATCTCTAGAAGATAGGATAATTTAAAAAGGGACTCTCCGGAGTCCCTTTTTTGTGTTCAAAGATATATAGAAACATAGAACTTAAATACTCTAACATGAAGAAAATAAAACTACTAGAACAATTTTTAGAAGAACAAAAGATCGAAGAAGGTCTTTTTGACGTCGTCACAAAAAGCAAAGCTTTCATCAGGAATCCGATTTCAGCTACCAAGATAACCAATAACGGTAAGAAATTAGCACAGGCTCAAGTAGATTCAGCTGCTAATGAATTAGATTTTGAAAAGCGTAAACTTGCAGCTGACAAAGCAGCAAAAACAAAGATACAGAATCTCCAAAAGAAAGGCGATAAAGAGGGAGCTCAAAAAGTAAAAGACGATTACGACGATTCTAAAGATGTTCTTAAAGCTGCACACGATCAAAAAGATGATGGTTTGAAAGATAAAGTAAGTAGCATCGATGATAGAATAGACGATCTCTCTAAAAAGAATTCTACTCTTCAAGATTTAGCATCTCTCGTAAAGACTGCAGCTAGAGTAAAAAAGAACGAAGTTCTTATTAAAGGAGCAGACGAAGAAGAGAAGAAGCAATTAAAAATTCAGTTACAGAAAGATACAGAACATATCCAAGATCTTCAAAAAGGTTTTGGTGATTATGAAGGTTCTAAAGACGATGAAGGAAAGCCAGAAGATAAAAAAGATGTCAAAGTAGACACTAGTGTTCCTGAAAAACCTGCAGCTACACAGTCATCAGAAAAACCTGCAGCTACACAGTCATCAGAAAAACCTGCAGCTACGGAAAAACCTCTTACTACCACCGCTGCACCAAAGGATGAAAAACCAGAAGATGCACTTGCTAGAACAAGACAAGACGTTCAAGATCAGCAAAGAATCATATCAGATCATAATAACAGAATAAAATCTCAAGAAGATAAAATATCTGATCTCAAAGCAGGAAAATATGACAAGAAAAAAATAGCAGATCCTCAGGCTGAAATAGTTAAACTTCAAAAGAATATCGAAACTGAAAAAGGTGATCTAGATGTAGCCAAAACTGAATTAGAAGATCTTGTAAAAGCTTCGCAAGATGCTGAGAAAAAGATGCCTAAGAAAACAGATACTGCAGCAGAGGCTCCTAAAGAACCTGCAGCAGAGGCTCCTAAAGAACCTGCAACAGAGGCTCCTAAAGAACCTGCAACAGAGGCTCCTAAAAACCCGGTTGAGAGACCTAGGAAAGAACCTACTGCTGAACCTACAACTTCTAAGATTGATAAACTCGAAAAAGATGTAAAAGATGCAGAGGACGAACACAAGAAAATCTTATTAGATCCGAAATATCAAGAAGGTGTTAAGAAAGACAAAGAATTACAAGACACTGCAGATGCTGTTGACAAAGAACTTTCAGCTATAGACAAAGAGAAAGATCCTACTGCATACGATGCAAAAATGAAGGAAGTTCAAGCAGCTAATCAGGAAGTAAAAGATTTCAGAAAGAAATTTTCAGAAGATAATAAGGATCTAGAAGATAAAGCAGATGCAGCAGAAGTAAAAATGAGACAACTCAAAAAGGAACTTCAAGATGCTAAAGAAGAAGCTGATAAAGCAGCTCCTAAAGAATCAATCACAACACTCAAAAGCTTCAAAGATTTTGTCACAGAGAAAAACAAGTCTTAAGAGTCCAAAAGTAAGTATCAGAGATTGGGGCAAGGCGCCGAGAAAACACGGCATCTTGCTCAAATTTTTGACACCAGATCAGAAAAGATTCCTTTTCGATAACGATCATCTTAAATTCATTTCTAGAAACAAGGAGACTATGGAAGCAGTCTTCCACGTCTTTTTCCAAGAACAGTTGAGAAAAGACGATAGGGCAGCTTTTAATAACCCTTTTAGTGGTACTTTTACCAACCGTTACCAACTCAATAAAGATGCACAATTAGTAGATTGGGAATGTGCTATTTGCAAGACTGAGATAAAATCTAGCATGATAGATTATTCACCTGAAAACTTTCTTTGCGATAAATGCAGGGAGGTTCACACTGGAGCAAAGATAATAGATTCTCGTATCAAGCAAAATTCACTAAAATTCACAGAGCATTGCAAAGACATGCTCACTCAAGAACAGAGAGATTTTCTAAGATTTTTGAAAATTAATCGAAAGCAAGAGCTTCTTCGATAGAGATCTTTTTGAAGCATGTTAGCTTACTGATCTGAGAAGCATTGTAAACTTTTATCTTTCTTTTCTCTAGAGGTTCTACTAGAGAATCGAAGCTAGGAACCATTAACCTCTCCATCGTATCAGAATCAGCAGTAGAAACATATCCTTCGTGCCAGTGGGTTTCTTTACCTTTTGTCTGCATATCAAATCCAAGAAGAACAATCCTTTTAGCTCCTAAATGATATGCTAAATTGATAGCAGCGTATCCTGAATTTCCGCCGTCTCTGAGACCGTATGACATTGTCTCTAGTCCAGTTTTTCCAGTATTTAGAAGATTAATGATGTCGCTTCTTTTCGGTTGTGGTCTACATGTGACTTTGATACCTGTAAAATCTTCTATCTCTTTTGGGTACCATTCGAAGAATCGAGTATCGCTCCAATATAGAACCTGTGCAAATGGAAGATGCAAGAAAGCTTTGTTGACAGCAATGACAGTCTTGTCCTTTAACTGATTAAAATCAAATTCTTTGAGAGAAGGACCGCCACCCACGATATAAATGGTATCACCGAGAAAGATGGGATCGATGTAAGTATAATTGTCATACTTCCATACGCTAGCGATCTTTCGATGTTTTTCGTTTGGTGGTATTGAGGCTCTGCTCTCACGAGTTTCGGCCATTTCTGCTAACTTGTTGACTGCTCTGTCAACCATTGAACTAGACTTTGAGGTGATTTCTAGAACTCTTACGGGTCTAGGGTCATCGAAAGTTTTTTGAATTTCTTGAGGACTTACCTTGATAATGTTAGTCCTACTTCTGACGATATATTCGCCAGTACCATTTCTCCTTGTTGCCATATAACTATTTATCCCATGTACAAACTGTATGCAGTTGTCATCCAGTGACTTGAAACATAGGAAGATTTCCGCATATAAACAATAACAACAACAAAATCAAGACGAAGTGAAAGTAGACAATGTCCTTTTTTATGAAAAGTATCGACCAAAGAATCTAGGCGAATTAATCGTACCGGGTAGGGTCATGGAGAAACTGAACAAAGGTGTATATCAGCATCTTCTTCTCTATGGGAGTCCGGGAACAGGTAAAACGAGTAGTGCAAAAGTTCTTGTAAAAGAATTTGGACTTCCGTATTGCTACATTAATGCATCAGTAGATACCAGCGTTGATACAGTAAGAAACAAGATCACAGATTTCTGTGCGAATAGAAGCATCATGGACGAAGCCGGAAAAATGAAGGTTGTCATCTTAGATGAGATCGACGGAGTATCTGATCAGTTCTTTAAAGCTCTAAGAGCAACGATGGATCAGTTTAGTACAAACGCCAGATTTGTGGCTACTTGTAATTACATCAATAAGATTCCAGATCCTATCCAATCTCGTTTCGAGATGATTAATTTTGATTTCTCCAAAGAAGAAGAATCAGAATTGATGAAGAGTTACATTCTACGAATCAATCAGATCTGTAAGAATGAAGGGATCTCAATGGAGAAACAGGCGATGTTAGAATTGGTAAAACGCAAGTTTCCAGATCTTAGAAGCATTCTTACCACGATTCAAGGCTACTATTCTCAAGGTATCACTAACATTACTGTAGCTGATGTCAAGAAATTTAATAGTGTCTTCAAGGACGTATTCGAACTCGTTTTTAATTCTGTAGATCCTATCAAAAATTATCAGGTCTTAGTTTCTGATTATTCTAACCGAGTAGACGATGTCCTAGCTGCATTAGGTTCCGAACTCATAGAATACATTAGGACTGAACAGCCTACTTATGATAGAGCAGTTCCACAAATTATAGTCACAGTTGCAAAATATCAATCTATGCGAAGCCAAGTGATCGATCCGATCATCACGATGTTAGCATGTGTATATGAGCTACAGACTATAATTAAAGAGTCATAGTTTTTGTTTTTGTTGTCGTTCTTTTTAACTAAAATTAAACATGGCTAAGATAACACTTTTAATAGACGGCAACTATTTTCTTTTTAGAAGTTTTTACGTATTGCCGAAGACTTCTGGAAAGTCTTTAGATACGAAGAAGGAGATGGATATTTTCGTTAGAAAATTAGCAATCGATTTCACTTCTGAAATGCGCAAGTTCCGTAACATCGTAGATCAAGTAGTATTCACTGTAGATTCTAAATCTTGGAGAAAAGACTTTTTTCCCGAAGCAGAATATAAAGCAAATAGATCAGAAGATTCAAATGTAAACTGGGAAAACTTCCACAAAGTTTCAGAAGAATTCAAATCTATCCTTAAAAAGAAGGGTGTCATACTTCACAAAGTAAATGGAGCAGAAGGTGACGATTTGATATTTGCATGGTCAGTAAACAGCAATCTCAGAGGTCGATCTACGATTGTCTTTTCTGGTGACAAAGATTTGATACAGTTAGTAAATAAAAATGCTTCTACTGATGCATTCACTCTCTGGTATGCAAATGCAAACAAGAGACTTGTAACTTATGAAGGCTTTATCGACTGGTTGAAGAGTGAAGATCAGCAGGTCATGGACATCTTTAACATGCAAAAAAGCATAAGTGGTGATTCTTTCTTAAAGTCTCAACTAAAACAGATCATCAAAGAATCTAAACTTGAGGTAGAAGAAGTAAATGCCGGAGATTTCGGATTCAAGAAAGTTCTGATGGGAGATGCCGGTGATAACGTGAAGCCTGTTTATTACTATACAGATCTAAATAAGAATGGACAAAAAAGAACTTACGGAGTTTCTGAAAAGAAAGCTGAGACAGTTCTTTTAGAATTTCAAAAGAAATACGGAAAATTCAAGGTAGAGTTCCTATATGATGAAAGTTATCAGAAACATATCTGTAACCTCTTAATCAAGACTATGTCTGCAACTCGTATGACATACGAACAGATTCATAGAAATTTACAAGACAACACAAGTCTTGTCATACTTCATCAAAAATCTATACCTGAACCTATCTACAATCAACTATTTGAACATGTTGAAGGTATGGAGGAGAAACTAATTGGTAATTTTGATCTCATATCTACAAAAGAGGAATTCTTAAAAGATACTGAATACTTAGATGAAAACTTCAAGACTATATCTTCTGATTTCTTTGATGGAGAGACTGTTGACAATGACATGTCTTTTATCAAACCGAATAGTAAACCTTCTGACAGTATCTTTTAAAATAAATAACTCATGGATTTGTTCGATTATGTAAAGACTATATTTAGTCAAGGTAAAGATTTCGAGGAATTGAAAGACTACGCAAAAAAGAAAAACGCTTTTATGCTTAATCGTTTCATGTCGATCCAATATCCAATTCAAGCTGAAATGTTCAATAAGATGAACATCAATCCAGTGGGAGTTGCAGATTCTTGGAGAAAAGTAGGAATCAGACATAAGAGAACTCCGGGATGGATCTTTACTAAGACGAAGAAAAAAGCAAAAGAATCTACGTATTCTCCTTCAGATGAAACTCTATCTCTCTATCTGAAAATGAATGAGATAGGAATGAGAGAATACAAAGATGCTATGAAATACGATCCTGAAAAGGTAACGGCTGATTTGAAGACTATTCAAAAACAAATAGATGGAAGTGGTAGATAATGCAAGACGTTTTGATTTCCCTTTGGTGATCGAAATGCCTCTTTATACTAAAAATCATGTCGATTCATATCTTTTACAAGATCTGATAGATAATTGTAATGGGATAAAAGACCCGAATAACAAGAACGATTTTTACGTATCTGTGGCAGAGATCATGAAGCTATTGAGAAATAAAAAATACTCTAATCTGATAGATTCTTTCTCTAAGACGAAAGACATGGATTTGATAGCAAATGGGAACTCTGTCTATTTCATCCACAATCTAATCAAGTACTATCACAATTTGACCCTTCTGAAGATCAAACCGATGAAGTCTGAATCGGCAATAAGAATAACTGACGACGTGGATGTTTTTTCTTATATGTTCAGAATCTCTTATGGAATTCTCGATTTCTCGAAATATCTGAGTCCTAGTAGATTGAAGATGCTGAACATGATCTTTCTTGAAAGAGGTTTTCTATCTAATAAGTATCTTCTCAGAAAATCTTATTTTAACGTACCTTCAGATCAGCTGCTGAACATCTTTAGCGTGTACGATCCTGACACCCCTAAAAAAATGGATTTCTTAAATGAAGTCTCAGAAGTCTTGTTTGAGATCATCGATCCTAAGATCGAGCAAGACAATCCGTCTATCCTCGTGAAGACTGATTACAGCTTCCTCTAGCTAAATATATAGACAAAGAAAGATCCCTATGGCCGTAAACGGACGTACAGTCGATGCCCTCGGCGATTCAATAGTTATTTCGCTAGTCTCACCTTATCAAAGGGTGAAAAGCGTGACGGGTTTTATCGATCATGTCATCGGTGAGGACACATTAAACTATTTCGACAAAGAATTTAGATGGTCTACTGATAACGTGACCTATTCAGATTATCAAGAATTAAACAATACAAATCTACAAGCTTTAGTTCTCAATCCAAATAACCCTTTTTGGATTCAATATCGATACACAGTAGCTGCGATAGAATTCGGCCACGAAATGACATTTGAATCGATATCTTTAGAGGTGCTAACCGAACAGGGGACCTTAGTAATGGTTCCACAGTATGAATGCTGTGACGGTGACGCTAACGTATGTAATAATTTAGTGATTGAATGTTGCCCTGACAGAGTCTGGAATCCTTACAATATTGGAGCAGGCGTTAGAACTTATCAAACTTTAAGCCAAGTAGTTTCGAACATCTTTGGTTTCTGTGTACAATATTATAAGACTGAAGCAGATCAGAGAAGCCGAGATGTCATCTTAAAAGAATATAGTCTCTTCAACGTAATGGAAGAAGGGGACGTGAAAATATTGGTCCCAGATAACGCATTACCGACTAGAGAGATTTCTTTCAATCCACTCGGAATGGACTATGCTCTCGATACTTTCGAGATTCATGTAGTAAAGACTGAATTTGAAAAGATTTTCGGAAGAGGCACTCGTCCTTCACAAGGCGACTATCTTTATTTTCCTATCATGAGGAAAATGTATGAGGTCAATAGTATTGCAAATCCTGACGACTTCATGTATTCTGCTAGTTACTGGAGAGTAGGTCTTGTAAATTATCAAGAGAGAACAAATTTTGCTTTTGAAGACGTAAACATCGAAGAAGAAGTTCATGACTTAATCTCTAGCGTAGAGACTAAATTTGGAGAAGAGGCGATGGCCGAAGAAGTTCAAGCAGCTAAACCGAATGAATATAGAAGAGTAGGAACGGGCTCTAACGATTATATCAGAAGAGTTTTAAATAAGAGACTATCGATAAAAGAAGAGAAGCTCTACAATAACTGGACGATAGTAGCTAAAAACTATTACGATCTATCGACAGTAGATGCGAGATCAGAAGCTCTTACTTACAGATATGAATATGGAATTCAATCAACTGAAGACAGAGCAATTAATTTTTGGTTCAGACCTAGATTTTTGAAGCCTATTTTCGCTAACATGCAAATAAGCAATTTAGCTGCATCTACTGTAAATGGAGAAGTTGTAGTAACTACTGTACAAACTCCTTCTCTTTCAGTAGGAGATATTGTAGTTCTTACAGGAACCGTAGATTATGATGGAGCATCAGAAGTCTTAGAAGTTACCGATGGAGATTTTACAATCAGTAGAGATTTCATCGGAGCTGGATTGAGACAGAATCCAAAAGCTTTCAAAGAAGAGAGCTGTAAATTCATGGTCTATGATTCAGATACAGAAGATTATTTTCATATCAGCTATTCTCAAGACTTTTTCGTGATCAAAATAGTAGATCAATATTTCTATTTCGATCTTAGAGGAAAAGCCCTTTTATTAAAAGACAGATATTACGCAGTAGTAATTAACATGTCAAATACTTTCGATCAATTGAGTCTTTTCTTATGGGAATCTCAATCTCAGACGGGTTTGAACGATCCTACTAAAACTGCAGAGCTGAACAACATCTTCACTCAGACTATAATTCTTTCCTCAAAAATAGAATTACCAGACGGGCATAGATGGAGAATACTAGGCTGTAATATGCATCTAACAAATTTAAGAATTTTCGTAAAGCCTATCGAGATAGATCAGCAATCACTGATATTGTCTCAATATGTTGTCGATGATAATCAATTGGCTGATGTGATAGACAATGCGTCGCCTCAATTAAGATTAGCAACAGTTTCTAATCCAAGATAAAGTTTCATTTTTTAACATGAGATATAAATGTAAATAGATATCTCAATTCAGAACAATATGTCAAAGAAAAATTTAAGGAATAGCATAAGCGAACTCCTAGACGATGATCTACCGGATGAGGTAAACATCCCAGATGAAGATCTAGATGATATAGCAAGTCATAGGACTCCAGTTACTTCGTATGAAACGATGAAAAATGGAGCTTATGCAAAAGCTAAAAGAGTGATGGACGGACTTCTCAAACTATATCTTTCTCAAGAGATAATAGAAGAACAAGAGTACATCAAAGCGAGAGTAGAACTTGACAAGATGTCATTAGGTGCTCTCATCTTTCAAATGGAAACTGCAGAAAGAGCGATCATCACAATGTTGGATAACATCGACAGCGGTGAAATGCACCCTAGAATGTTTGAGGTCTTAGGAGGTCTACAAAAAACTCTTTTGGATATCGTCAAGAGCCAGACAATGTATCTCATGGCTTCAGAAGAGAATATGAAAAAACTGAGCCGAGATATTGATGTCTATAAACCTCAATACAAAGCTATTGCTGCAGAAAAAACGAGCAGCGGAGGAATGATTAGCGCTAGAGGTACTAAAGAATTAATGAGAAGCATCCAAACGGATATAAAAGAAGCTGAGGATGTTACTTCTGAGAGTGTAGAAGAAAAACCACAGAGAGATCTATTAGAATACGATCCTCCTTTTGAAAGCGCTAAGATAAAAAGAGTCGGAGAAGAAGAATTTACAGATGACGAAGAAGATTTCGGAGATGAAAACTTCAACGACGACGATAACGAATTTGGACTATAATGCCAGCACAGTATAAACCCAGTGAAGTAGAGATCAACATTCCAAAAAATGATGCGGAGGATAGGATCTCGTGGAGCACGGAGAAAGTTGAACAGCTCATGTTGTCAATGGACGAAGGCTATAAAATAAAAGGAGGATCTCCTTTTTATGAAGGTAACCCTACTTTAAGAAAGGGAAATATTCTTTTCGATTACACCCTTCATGAAATGGAAGAGATCAAAAAATGTGCAGCGGATATTTGCTATTTTGCAAATCATTACTGTACTGTAATGACAGATGAAGGTCTACAAACAATTCAGCTCAGGGACTATCAATATGAAATGCTAGAACATTTTAAAGCTAATAGATTTTCTATCTGTTTAGCAAGTCGTCAGATAGGTAAGACTATATGTTCTTCAATTTTTATTGCCTGGTACGTCCTCTTTAACTTTGATAGGAATGCCCTAGTTCTTTCTAACAAAGGAGCAACTACAAGAGAGATCATCGACAAAGCTAAAGTCATTCTTGATAATCTACCGTTCTTTATGAAGCCGGGTATTGTTAAGAACGACGTCTTTAATATGAAATTCGACAATGGATGTCGTATCATAGGCCAAAGTACTACAAAGAAAGCAGCGATCGGTTTTACTATCCACTTGCTATTCATGGATGAGTTTGCGCACATTCACTCAAGTTTCTTGGATACTTTCTATGAGAACGTTTATCCAACAATCTCGTCATCCAAAGTCTCGAAGGTTATTATCACAAGTACTCCTAACGGATTCAATAAATTCTATGACATTTACAGAACTGCTGTACAGGGTAGAAGTGAATATGCAGCGTTTAGAGTTGATTGGTGGCAAGTACCAGGAAGAGACGAAGCATGGATGCTTCGAGAAATCGCGAATCTGGGATCTGAAGAAGCTTTCAATAGACAATATGGAAACCAATTCATAGCGAGCTCTAATCTCTTATTAGGACCAGAATCCATCAAGAGACTTCAGAAAAAACAAAAGACTTTTGTACATCACGATTTTTACGAATTGGATGACATAGAAGTTAATTATAGAGAGCTCTTATGGGATCCCGATTACAACATAGAAAACCTAGACGAAGACGGTAAATATTGGGTGTTCTCTGTAGATTTGGCAGAAGGTAATGGCGGAGATTATTCAGTGATCAATATCTTTGCAGTAGAACCGATGGAACCTGCAGATATTAAGAAAATAAAAACACCTGGGAGCTTCATGGAATTCTTCGGTCTTAGACAAGTCGGAGTCTTTAGAAGTAACCAACATAGCATAGAAGATTTCAGTAAAATTTTATACACTCTTTCAATAGACATTTTTAATAACGAAAACGTGAAGATGGTTATTGAATGGAACATGTTCGGATCAGAATTGATCAGACGTCTCCAGACTATATTCCCTTCAAGAAATGACTTTGACGAAGAAATGGTTGTGAAATTCAAGCACAGAAATGACGCCAGAACTGCAAGTTTTGGACTAAGGTTAAAATCTGACAATAAAGCAATATTCTGCCAGAATTTCAAGAAATACATAAATGTAGGAAGAGTAATGATAACTAACAAAGAAACGATAGAAGAGTGCATAAGCTTTGGTAAGACACCTAGCGGTAACTATCAAGGGCAACTTGGTAATGACGATCTAGTGATGTCGAGTATTAACGTCACTGAATTTTTCCACACGACGGACTTTTCGGACTTCGTCGAAGAAAAATTTGATCTAATAGATACCAATATGCAAAAATTCATGGATGATGCCCTTTCTAAGTCGAAAGATGAAGGGAATCTCTATTTTGACATTTATGATCTCGTCTAACAAACTTTGAAAGTTCTTACTGTAACTAAGATATATAGAAAAAAATTAAGAAAATGGCATTGAGTCCTCAAATAGCAGCTTTCAGATCGGCTGGCGTTTACAGATTGGAATTCGATAAGAGTCAAACTGTAGCAATCCCCGCCGAGCAACTGAGACTCGTCATTGGTTTCTCTAGAAAGGGACCTTTCAACACACCGGTATTTTGCCCAGACACTGCATTCTTTAAAGCGGTATTCGGCGACATTAACAGAGTCGACGAAAGAAAAGGCAGCTTCTTCCACAGAAGCGCATTAGCGGCACTTGAAAGAGGTCCTATCCTAGCGTTAAACCTTTGGAGATTAAACAACGCAATAGACGGAAGTGGAGACTACGATGAATCGTATCTCTTCAGTACGAGCTCAACAGAAGCCAACCAAGGGTTGACTAATCAAGCGCTCTATTCCGGCTACTTCAACCAGGATAAATTCTGGTTCCCAAGCACTGATGCTTTCCTTACGAACATCGGAGCTGACGACAACGCACCTTTTAACGATCTTTTTAACCTAGTCAACATAGGAACGAAGCAAGTTACGGTATTAGTAAGAAAGGCAGCACCTGAAAATGTTAAAGGCTTTCAAATAAAAGCTCAAGACTGGTATGGTGCAGCAAACGTACCTTCTTTCTTAAACGGAGAGAGTTTCATTTCAGACTTCATGGTAGACGTCCTTCTTTATGCTGGTAACTACGGTGGAGATCCAACAGCGACTTTCCCTTATGAAAGATTCACATCAGATCCTACCTTCGCTAAGTATTTCGATAAGCAGCAAGGTCTGAAAAGAAAAGTTTCGGTAACAGATACATCAGACACCTATGTAGAGCAATTCAACAACTTATCACAAGTAAGTTTAGTAGCTGCTTACACTGGATGCATGATCCCTGGCTTTACTGATCTTAACGGTAACAACCTTTTCATCGAAGACATGATCAACGCAGATACTCCTTCAACTGGCTTATTCTGTGCAGTAAATAAAGCGATGTTTGACTTAGGTGAACTTATTGATGGTGTAGATAAAGGATTAGACTTAATCGGTCACGAACTTGAAAGAGTAAATCCAAAAACTATCGATTTCTTATCTTATCAAGCAACTATTGCATCAGATTTAGATTATGCAGGAGATTCTGCTTCTTATAGAAGCGTAAGTTTTACAGGAGTTACAGTTACCCATAATACTAATGGTGATTGGGATCTATTGGCTTCTGTTTCAAGTGCATCAGCAGCTTACAATGTATTTAAAAATCTCAAAGCAAATGCAACAGGAGTTGTAGGAGACTTTTTGATCAATGAGGCTGGAACTGAAGCAATCCCAGTAATCGATGTAACTGTTACTACTAGTTACGTATTAGTTACTATCTCTGGTTCTGGAATTTCTACTGATCCTTTCGTAGGAACTACAAGCTTAAAATATCTTAAAGCTGCAGATCTTAATTTCGTAGCTCAAAAAGATGGTAACACTGGTACTATTATCTGTGGACCTTCTTCAGATCTATACACTGATATTTCTAACGGTGTTCTAACCGATGGAGACAAAGCAGTTTTTGGAGCAACTATTGGTGGTTCTCAAATCTTATACTTAGATTTCAACCCATCAACAAGTAGCTACATCTACCACGATATAGCAGGCGTTCCTACATCAATCGTAATCTCTGATAGCACTTATGATATTCCAACGTTTATCATAAACGCTTTCGCAGATGCAGATTTCCAAGATCTAATTACAACAGATGCAGATTTTGGTATCAACCAATCAGGTTACTATTTCTTCGATACTACAGATACAGCATACGCTCAAGGAGTTTTAGGAGTTCAATCTTACAAAGGTTCTTTGAACGAAACTGTAGATGTATTAGAATATAGTGGTACACCTGGATCTTCTCTAGCAGCTAATGAAGTGATCGTATCAGCAGATGCATCACCTTACGTAGCAGTAGGAAAATATCTTATCCAATCAACAGGTTCTGCTACAACACCTTCAAGACTTACTTACATCAAAGAAGTAATTGGAATCTCTAATTACACACCTGGTGTAGATGCTCTTAAGATTGTTTGTGAAGGACAAATCTTGATTAGAACTATCAACTCTGTAGATACAGTAGAAGCATACACTGCAATTACTGAATGGGTTGATTACTACAGCCTGTTTACACTTGATGGTTTTGAACTTGGATCTTATAACCTTCCAAACGGAACCAACGATCAACAAAACAATATCTTATATGATACATTGTCTGGAACT